GCCAATTATCTTTATGTGTTTTTATTTTATTTGTTTTAGCTTTAGATAGATGACCATTTAATCGTTTATTTAAAAAATTTTTAGTTCTTCCTATATATCTAATTTCATTAGTCATAGGATCTTTTAATACATATATTTTAACTTCCATATCTATATAAATTTAATTTATACAAATATAGTGAAAAAATATGACAATTCCTAATTTTTAAGCATTTATTTTACCCGTTCCACCAAGTAATAAGAACATCGTTTCTGAAAAGCTACGAATGTCGTCAATAGGTAGGAAAGCACAATTATAAATCCGTGCATTATTAAGCTCGATTGCTCTACCGCCAAATTGCAAACTACGCATTGATGGTAAAACTTTTTTTGTAAATACATATTCTTTATAAATTTTTTCTATATTTTTTTCTAATTGTGGATATTTTTTAATATGCATCTCCATATTTCTACTTACTAACTCTTCCCAACTTTCCCTCCTTTCTTTTTCAGGTAAAAATTTTGAATATTTTGTATGTATAGTTATGTCTGATAATATTTTTTTATCTAATTCCAAATATATAGTGTTTTAATTTATAATTTTAATTTGTTTAAAATCTTCAATAAAGAAGACTTCATTGTGAGAATTAACATAATCCCCTAATTCTTGGTTATTATCTAAAATAACTCCTAATTCTTTTTGTAACCTCTCTTTTAATTTTTGATCTTTATATAAAATTTGTTTTACTTTTAGTAGAAAGTTTACACCTGCAGAATTACCAGAATATACTTCAGCCCAGAATCTTAAAATTAATTGTTTAGCATCATCTCCAAAGTTAGAGTACTGACTATTTAATAAACAATTATATTCATTAAGATATTCTTCTGGGAATTTAAATATATATACCACTTTATCATCTATATCAATATGTTTTACAAATAAGTTATTATTTGTAAGTTTGTGTTCATATTTAGTGAATTCAGGATTTTTAAAATTGAATTCGTGTAATATAAATATACAATTTTCATATTCATTATTTTCATCAAATAAATATGTATTGATAAGATATGGTAAAAATTTAATATTTAAATCTAGTACTTCTGATAATAATGGCAATAAGTAAGTCTTCGATTTATTAAAACGAAGCTTCTTTGTGTTTTCTATTTCTCTACTCATTAATTTACTTCTATAAAATCATCATTTAATATTAAACTTCCGTTATTCTCATAAACTTCTTGACTAAAATCATAAAGTTTATTTTTCCAATGATAATAAATTAGATCTAAATTTTCATCTAAACCTTTATATTTATAACCAGCTTTTGTTGTAAAACCATTAATTGCTGCATTATGCCATTTATCACTTATTTCAAATATGTGAGGAACTTTTTCACCTCTACCTATAAAAATAAATTTAAATGGTGCTAATGTGTAATCAACTAATCCTAATTGTTCACAAATACTATCAAATGCTTTTGTATAAACTCCTTCTTGAAAATAATAGCAATATTTAATAAAACTTTTTGTAAATTCATCAGCTCTTGATGAACCAGTTTTAATATCTTCCATACAAACAATTTTATTCTTATGATCAATTGACATTTTATCAATTATACCTCTTAAATTAAATCCTTTATAAGGAAATTCAAATTTATATTGATAATGATTTTCAAAATCGTTATTAAATAAATGATGTGTATGTTTATGATTTAATAATAAATTTACACATTCTTCAGCATCTTGTGATTCTTTTTGTGTAACTACAATTTTATCTTTTGTTTCAAGTTTAATTTTAACATAATCCCAAAATTCATTTACATCAAATTGTTTAATTTTAGTATCATCTTTCATTTTACTCCAAAATCCATTATGGTTTACAATTTTTAAAACTGTATCTTTATCAGGTATTTTATCATAATTATCTATAATAATATCACATAATGTACCTAATGTCGCAGTTGGTTTATTATCATCATAAACAACATATAAATCTTTACATAAATTATTATTTGTAACTTTATCTACTAATAAATCATCTACATAAGAACCAAATCTTAATCCATCACCTTCAGGATTGGAGGGACGGATTAAAGCTTTTGGTCCATTTCTATCAAAATCTGATATACGAGAATACGATAATTTTAAATCTATATTCTCTTCATTACTCAGTAACTGTTCTAACTTGTTCTTCTCCTTTATCTCTTTCATTTACAATTGTTAGTTCTATTACTAAATCCATTAGTGAATTAGTATCTAATAAAGATTTTTTAGTAATTTCACAATCTTCATCAAAGGCTAAACAAAATTCTAGATTATCAATAAGTTTATCTAAATATATTCTAGCAGATGTATAATCTTCTAATAATAAATATGTTTGTAATTTAATAACTTCTTTATCTTCTAACGCAAAACAACATAACCCACTAATCTTTTGTAATAGTTCTTTTTTCATTTTTATTTAATTAAATTATTTTATCCAAATTCAATCATTCCATCGGGATATTTATCCCAAAATTCTTTTAATCTTTCGATTGTATTTTCATAAATAGTACAATCATTTTTAGGATTATTTATATAATCTAAAGTTTCTTGTAAAGAAAATAATTTATCTTCAGGATAACCGTATTTTCTAAATGTATCGTGAAAACCAGTTTCCATATAAAAACCTTTTCCGTCTATATATTCTGTTAAATTTTTATCATCTTGATGATTCCATACAGCTCTTTGACAGAAATTATTCTTAACCATTCTTATTTGTCTTTTTAGATAAGAGTCGTGTTTTATTAATTCACTTTCCGTCCAATTAGACCAATCTAAACCCTTATAATTTCCATCTGTTAAAATATTAAGATTTAACTTTTCAGATTTTCTTAATAATCTTAAACAACTTTGTTTAGCTTCTTTTTGATTACGTTCTTTTTTTCTATAAAACCACGTATGACATCCCATAAATTATAATATTTTAATCCAGACACCTGGACATTCTTTATTAATTGAATACCACTCTAATTCTCTAATATTTTCTTCATTTGGTAAAATCCCATCAACTGTCATAATTGATGGGAATATAAATGATATGTTATCATCAGGAATAATATCGTGTGCTGTAAGCAAATCGAATATTATTTCTGTTGCGTTCCCAAAATCAAATAATCTTTTACTGTCTCGAATAAAATGAAAACATATTAATATAGGAAATCCTTTATTTAATAATGCTTTTTCAAATTGTTCTCGAAGTTTTTCAAATTCATTTGGTCTTGTAACATATCCCAATACTGTTTTTTTACTAGAAGAATAACTTTGGATTCCTAACTTTCTCAAATACTTTTTAACAGTAGGAGAACTAAATATACCTCTACTTGTTTTAACTTTTGAGTTTTTTAAAGCTGGAGTGTTGTAAGGAACCCAAATTAATTCATTATCTACCATTGTATTCTAGAATAATGTGGATAATTATTTTCTATATATTCATCTAATTCTATAAAAATAGTGGAATAACTCATTAACATTGAAAATTGGTTTATAATAACTTTATTCTTGTTTTCATCAATATATTGACGCAAATCTAAATTATCTCCTGTTAAAAATACATATACAACTTTTTCTTTTCTTTTATTAATTTCTTGAATCACATTACGAATAAAATGTTTCCAAATAGTTGTATAATCTTTATCTTTTTCAACACACATTGAACAATTTAAAAATAACATATCTTCATCACAATAGTCATCAAGACTATTATCAAAATTAGTTATACTATATTGATTACCATATATTGTCTCATAAATACAATCTCTAACTTCCCTTAATTCTATAGGTAAGTCTGCAATTAAAGAAGAGGTTTCCATTATACCTCTACCTATCCCTGAAGATCTTAGATCTTTAACAGGTCTATTATCAATTACAACAATTTTTACATCTTTTAAAGAACATTGTTTAAAAGGTTGAAATAATCTACTTTTTATAGGATAAACTTCTTTACCAGATAAATAAACTTGTTCTATAAAATTACCTAAATTTTCTGAGTATTCAGAATCTAGTAATTCAGATAAAGCTGTTGACCAATCTAAACACAATTCTTTTCTCCAATCAAAACTACTTTTATTTTTAGAAAGGGAGATCATTTGATTCTTGTTTTATAGGTTCTACTTTTTCTATTTTATCTATTATTACAGGATTATCTAAAAAAACTGCATCAGAATAACTAATAAAACCTGTAGAAGTATTATACTGTATATTATTAAAATTTATATTACCTATACTATATATAGAATTTTTTACAGTATGTAATAATTCATCAACATCTCCAGGATTATTATCAACTTTTTTAACTACAGGTGTTTTTTTAATTGTATATGATTTCTTTATATATGAAGGTGGTTCAACATATGAATCTAAATAAGGATTTTTCTTAATTACTTGAGTATTTAACCAATTAATATTAGTTGGAGCTGGTATTTCAGATTCAGTACCTAAAATATTTCCTTTTAAAATCTGTTTTTCACAATGATTTTTTCTTTTTTCAATATATTCATAAATTAAATCTCGAAATTGACTTTTATTTGAAATATTATATATTTCAATTTGATTATATAAAATATCAGTTATATCAAATTCTTTTAAAAAAGATTTGTTTTTTAAAATATTTTCTTGATTTCTTATTGTAAAATTAACTATTAAACTATTCATAAATATAAATGGAAATATTTTATTTACATCATAAGTAGGAGTATGAATTCTAAATTCAATAGTTTGCTTATTACCAAATATTAACGGGATTATATTATACAAATAATATCGAAATTTTATATTCCACTTTTGATTACCATTTGGATCTGCTGGATGACTTAAAACATTATTAAGATCGTTATCAACAGATTTAAAATCTTGACCCATTGATAAATATTTATACAATACTCCAAAATTTTCATCTATATTACTTGAATTAATACTAGGATCTAATTGTGATAAAATTTCAAAAGTTGGTAATGGTGCAGAATAATTTTTATTCTTAATATGATAATTATATTTTTTATACAAAGGAAACATTTCAAATATTTCATCTTGAATTTTCATACCCACTTTAAAAAATGCTAATATAAATTCTTTTGTTCTTGGAACATTACCTAAATGTAAATGTAATGAACAAGTATCATCATTATATTCAGTTCTTTCTTTTAATACTTTAAGAATATCAGAAGTACATTGTAATCCTTTTTCACCTTGCATAGGAACTGTAACATATTCAATACCAGATATAGAACCATCTCTTAAAGGAATTAATCCATATTTATTAAGAATTCTGTTTGGAATAAATCCTTTAGTTGTTTCAAATTCTAAACCAAATGATAAATTCTCTAATAGAGGTGCATAATTCTTAATACTTTTTGAAATTTCAGGATTGTAATTTTCATTATAATTCTTTAAATTATTTCCTATAATTCCCTTTGAGTCATATGGTAAACTATATTTGTAATCTTTACTTGGAAATAATAATCTATTAAATTTATATGATGGAAGTCTTGATATATGATAAAAATTTCCAGAAGATAATTGTTCTCTATATTCTTTATTATCTTTAAAATTTTCTGGATTAAATAAATAAAAACTATTATTATTTTTATCTACTATTTTAGAATATTTAATATTATTATTAAAATAACCAATTATCAACGTATCTTCTATAATATCAATAATTCCTCGAATTACTGTATTATCTAAAATAACATATTCTTTCATACTATAATTATAAACAACTAATCCTGTTTCTTCTCGATAACATTTACCATTAATTAAATAACAATCTCCTGAATTTTGAATATTAATATCTCCTATTTTATAATAAAGTTTATTAAATTTTCTACATTGAGAAATAGATAACTCTTCTCCTTTTATTGTAATTACTTTTTTTTCAGCACTCATTTTATTTTTTATTAGGTTTTTCAACAAAGTCTTTTAATGTATGACTTATTAAATTTAATGTATTTAAAGCTGTTTTAACAATTTCATTTTCTTTCCAATCAGAAAGTTCAATAATTGTTTCAGATACTTCTTCAGAATGTCTTTCAAAAGATTCCATAATCAATTCTTTTATAAAAGTTTCATCTTCCAATTCTTTAGCAATATCTTCTATTCTAATATTTTTTTCAAAAGTTTCAATAGATTTAATAGAATTATCAAATAATTCTTTATCAAATTTACTTGATTCTATAACAGCAGGTAACATTATAACAGGAGTTTCTTTTTTAATTATCAAATCTTCTCTTTTAACCCATTTTGTTAATATTCCATTAGTAAAATAATATATTTTTTCAAAACCTAATTCTGTTATATTTCCAGTAAAAGATTTACCATCTAACATTGCAATAGATACTGTTTTTGTAGGATCCATATCAATTATAGGATGTTTAGAAATATGAGATAATATTTGATGATTAATATATTTAATTGGTACTTTTAATTCTTTTTGTAGAATAACTGCTCTATTATAATCTTCAGAAGTTTTTAATAAAACACCATTTATAAAATAATGAAATTGTATATTATCAATATCTTTTTTAAATGGAATAAACCCTTCTGTATTTAATATATTATAATTAAAAGTACCTGTTATATAATTAAAAGATAAACCTTTTATGTTTTTAATAAAATTACCTGATACAAAAGAATCATTTCCTGTAAATTTAAAACCCCAATTTTTAATATAAACATAAATACCATTTATAAGAGATCCATTTTCCCAATATCTTAAACTTTTAGAATATACTTTACCATTATAATCTACAATAGCTCGAATTGGTTTATCGTTATGTAAATTTGTCATTGAAGTATTAGTACTTTCTGTATCAATAGTAGTTCTAACATTTTTATTTTTTTCTCTTACATCTTCATAGTTATCCCAGTCACAAAATTCATTACCGTAATGGTTATATTTTGTATTATATGTAACAATTTCGTTTTGTCCTGCCTGCAGCCGACTAACTTTATGTTTTTCAGCATTTGTAAAATCACCATCTGTAATAATATAAACAGTATTATAATCTATTTGTAAATCATTTTTCTTAGATGCTCCTAAAACAGTTAAACTATCCTGTATAGATGAAAAAAACATATTATTTTCATTTTTACAATAAACATTCATAGGTCTTTCTTCTATTTCAGTAACTATAACAGATCCTTGTGTTTGTTTAGATGCACCAGACCATAAATATAATTTATTTGGTTCATCTATCCAAGTCCAAGCTAAAGCAGCAGCTCCAATATATTCACTTAAAATGTGAAATTTTTTTGTTTTATATAATATTTCTCCTAATATTTCACTATCAATTTTATCACGAGTTGTTTCATAAAAATGACCTCCATGTGATTGTTTTTGAATTTTTTCAGATAAGTCAATATCATATTTTTTAGCTAATTCTTTATGATTTTTTAAAGTACCATTATGACAGAAAATCATTTCATAACCTTCTTTATTTTTACTTGTTCCAAATCCAAATGGATGTGCATTATCTTCAGTAATTGCAAAACCATAACTAGGTTGTCTAGTATGACCAATCATAATAGGAATTTTAGTAGGTTTAATTTCTCTGTCTATAATAAAATCTGTATATAATTTATCTAAACCAAGACCGTACTGTATATCTCCATCCCAAGATAATCCACAAGACATTTTACCTCTTTCTATATTATATATTCCTAAGATATGAACACCATTAACATCTAAATTTTTAGATTTGTTTGTAGCTTGTCCAAAAATTCCACAACTTAATATATTTAATTTATAACCAAATATAAAGTTATATATATACTGTAATAATGCTAATATTAGAATTATTTTTACCATTTTTTAATTTTTATTTATTTAAAACCTTTGTTTTAATATTAGTAATTACTTCAATTTTATTTAATAATTCTTGAGCAAGTTCTTTATTATTTGTATTAATTGCTTCTACAATATAAATACCTAATTCTTTAACTTCTTCAATTTTATTAGAATTAATTAAATCAATTGCTTTCATTGTAGTATTCCACGACCATTGTAAAGATTCGTCAGATTTAATCCAGAAATTAGATAAACTTCTGTATTCAATTCCATATTCACGGAATCTAAAACAACCTGCTTTACCATAAAGTTTTTTACGTTCTGTATCAAAATCTAATAATACAGATTCTAAACCAACTGTAGCATCCATCGCTTTAACCATATCAAGTTGTTGTTCTTGAGTAGGATTATCCCAACCTATTGAAATATGTCCTCCAGCACTTCGCATACTAGTTAAACTTAAATTAGCAGGTGTATTAATACATTCATTCCATACATCAAAATCTGGTTCACACAGTTTTGTTATCCTAAAGGCTTTTTATCCTCTAGTTCTATAGCTACATTCACTCACTATAGCTCAGCATATATTTTCACCTTTTATCTTACAGACAGTTAGGTGACGAACACTCGTGGGAATATTTTAGTCATAAAAAAAGACACTAAATGTGTCTTAAATTATGGATCAACTCCTATGCGTTACACTGACAAAGATTTTTTAATTTCTTTGTTTAGCACGGTATTTAAATAACTTTCAATTTTTAATCTTTTTCTATCTAATGAGAATTCTGAATTTGTATACATTTTATTATATACTTTTTCTATAAAAGACTTTCTCTTTTGATTAGAATTAAAACTTAAACTATATAGTATTAAATTTTTCTTTTTTACTCCAGAAATTGAATATTTTATTCCAAATTCATTTTGAAATAATTCTCCAATTTGTTCTAAAAATAATTTAGATGTTGCGTAAAATAAAAATTTAAAACCTATTTTATCTTTTTCATAAGATAAACAACCATCTCCATCAAAAAATCCTCTAATAAATGAAAAATGAAATTTTGTTTCTAATTTATCAAAAGGAAATTCAAACGTTAAATCATTTGTTTTTCTTAAAGATATATTAAATTTTTCTAAATCTATTTTCATTTTATTAGATGTCCATTTAATTTGCCAAGTAGGTTTTCTATTTACAGCACCTTTGGTATAATTACTAATAATTATTTTATTATTTGGACATATTGTTTTTTGATAAAGTTTAACAAGTTCTTTATCTATTTCTGAAATATTTATTGAAAGTTTATAACTATTTTTACAACCACTATTCATTGTGATGCACCCATCAGCAAGAAAAAAGCCTAATAAATAAGCTTTTAAATCACAATCAATTTCCTCAAAATAATTTTCATTTGAAATATATTTTTTCATATTATTACACTTTTTAAATTTATGCAATATACGAAATTTTAATGACAAATCCTAATATTTTGGTAGTTATTTTATAATAATTATGAATATTTATTCACCGTTTTTGTTCGTTAATTATAATAGTTATTTCTAACTAAGACGGCAATGACTCACCAGCTAATTTTGCAATATCGTTATCTAACTCAGATTCATCTAATGTAGCAGAAGGTTGAATTGCTAATGTACAACCCATTCCAGAAACTAATACTTCTAAATAATCTTTAACAAAATTATTATGATATATCCAATCAGTAATCGTTGTACAAGGTGGTATATTATATTCAATTGCAACATTATCTTCTTGAATAAAATGACCATCTTCCGAAATAGCTTGAGGCTCTGATTTAGATCCCCCAATTTTACCAATTGCTGAAATAATTTTATTATCTTTTTGTAGAAATAATTCTGGATCTGTACCTAAAGTTATATTTTTAATTTTCATATGTTTTTATAATTTTTATTAAAGTGGTAAGTTTTCTTCTTCATAATATTTTTCATTATCATCATAATGATCATCATTATCGTCCCATTGAGATTTTAAAGGAATTGATAATATTTGAGAATGGAGTGAAGTATTTAATTCTTTTGATTTTTTAAATTCTTTCAAATATTTATCAATTAAATTTAAACACATTGAAGAAGTTCTTCTTTCACAATGACTCCATTCAGGATGACCTTGAATACATAATGCATTTGTATTTTTATAATAAACAATTTCAGGTTCTAAAAAGTTTTTTGATAATTCAACTTCTTTATTATCTCCATTAAGATATGTTTTACTTTGAAAATATTCAGAATAAGCAATTAATTCATAACTTTTCTCATTTAAATCAAAAGGATATATCATTTGGTGATGTGAAGAAGTAATGTTATATTTCATTCTATTGTTTAAAATCATTGAATGATCTCTACCATGACCTTCTACATGTTGAATTAATTTACCACCACTTAAAACCGTTAATAACTGATTTCCTCGACATATCCCTAATAATAAAGAATGTTCTCTAAATCTATAAAAAGTATCTATTTCTTTATCATCTCTAGATTTATTAATACTTGTAAATTTACCAACATTTTCACCATAATGTGCAGGATTAACATCTTCACCACCTGTAAATAACACTAAATCAATATCTTTTACATCTTTTACATCTTTTGTTTTATGAACAATAACTTCATATTTTTCATTTAAATATGATACATAATATAAAGATGAAGCATCATCTGCAATTACAATATTTAAAGTTTGTTTTATTTCTGGTTCTTTAACTATATTATTTAAATAATGATAAATAGTTTCTATTTTATCACTCATACTATCTCCTTCTATTTCAGAATATAAGGATCCTGAAATAGAACTATTTAAAAATGAATGAACAATTTCTTTTTTAGTATTATAATTTATATTATATTGATTTATTTTTTCTATTAATTCTGGATTCATTTGTTATTATATTTATCTATTAATAATTTTGGTAAGATTTCTATATATTTTTGACTTGTTATATCACCAAATGATGGTGCGCTACACGATTCAAATATAACCCATTCAGGATTTTCTCTTTCAATACCATATTTAGCACCTTGAACACCTACGTCAAATGCACAAATATCTAATCCTAAAGCATCTTTTGCTTTAATACAATCTGCAACAATACTATCCCAATTCTTAGGTTTCTTAAATGATGGATTTTCTTCTAATACCCAATTACAAACATCATCGTGTTTTTGCCAAGTATCTTCAGGAGCATCATTTTTAACTAATTTTCTACAAGTATAGAAACATCCAAATTTAGTTATGTGTAATCTATATTCTCTAGTCATTTTAACAAACTTTTCAAATATATAATTATTAAGATTTTTATTTGGTAACCAAGCTTTTAATTCTTCTATAGTATTAAATTTAGTATTACCAATACCTCTTGAACCAAAGTGAGATTTTGCTACTAAAGGAAATGGTAAATCTTCAAAATGATGATTATTACCATTTGTAGTATTACCAGTTACACCATTAAATACTTCACCATTTGCTAACAATTTCCACCAATTAGCAGTTTTAACATCAGCTTCAGAAAACTTTTGTTTCATTAACAGTTTAGAAGCGGAATTTTTAACTGCTTCTGCAGTATTTATTTCCAATCTACCATCAGATTCTGTTGACGATCCAAGTCTTATTACAGATCTAAATGGTAATAATGGTAATGTTTGATTTTTAGCTCTTAAAATAGAGTGAGATGGATGTCTCGATAAAACTAAACTCCTGTATAACTTATATTTTTTTAATTTATTCATATTATTTTATTAATTTAAGTGCTTCTTGAAGACCTACTTCTAAAGCTTCTTCGTAAGTTTTGAAATTAGTAAATATCCAATCTTTCATCTCATTACTATAATATGTTAATGGCTTAGATACACAATAATACCCTTTAGGATAAGCATCATTAGGTTTAAATTTATGAATAAATAATTCTAACCCATATACTTCTCTTAACCATTTAGCAAGTAAAGCTTGTGTTGGTGCTACACATAAAGGTATAGAACTAAAATAGCCACTATCATCATCAATAGTTTTATTATTAATATCCATTTCATAATACATAGCTTTTGTTAAGCTATTGTCTTCTTTTATAAAATAGTGGTCACAATCCCAATCAAAACCTTTTTCTTTAGCTAATTTAGCTGTTTCTAGAATTACTTTTTGTTCTTTCATTATTTATTATTTAAATTTAATAAATGATTGATTAAGAATACTGTAGCAGGATCTGATGTGTCCTCTACATGATGCTGTGTCATATGACAAGGATAAAATGGAAATGTAGTTGCAAATTCAATTTCATCGTCTGTATTATGTCTAGCAAGAATTGTTACAATTTCTGGTTTAGTTTCTTTATTTACAGTTTGATGATGTCTACTATTTATTTTATATTCACCAGGTTTATGTTGAGTAATTTCTGTAAATCCTGGAACAATATGTTGATTTTCAAAATTAATTCCGTGCATTAATTTTCCACCATCATTAGAAGGATTAGTTTCATGTGACATATGTTGATTAAGTTTACCACCAAATGTTACATACATTGATTGCATACCACGACAAGTACCAAATATTGGAATATTTGCATCCATATACTTAGGTAATAGAAATCTATCAAATCTCTCTTTTTGCATACAAGGTGTACCTACATATAGATGAGTGTCTTCATCTGGTGATAAATATCGATAAGGATCAACATCTTGACCACCTGGCATTACTAATAAATCCACATCTCTTACGTGTTTCTCAAATGGTGAAATTAGAGATACTTCTCCAAATCGTTGCCAAAAGAATAGATATGGTTTAGAAATTCCAAAACTATTTTCACCAGTGAAATGTCCCACAATAGCGATTTTTTTTATATTATTCATATTTTTTAATTATTTGTGACACTAAACCACGATTTTTCTTTATTTTTATATTCACACCAATCCCCAGATTCTACAATAGAATCTTTAGATAATTCATTTACATAAATATATGTAAAAGCTTTACCCCAAGGGGTATTAATTTCAATTCTATCATAGAAAGTTGATTTTTCATTAGGACGATAACCTTCTAATCTATTTAAAGTATTTAAAGTTTCTTCATCTACTTCATAAACTTCCATTACAACAGAAGTATTACCATTTAATTTCAATCCTGGATAATAACTTAATGAATGTAAAGTATATTCAGGTTCTGTTGAAAATATTCCTTTATATTCAGAATTAGATAAATAATATTGATGGTTACTCATTCCAGATCTTAACGAACCATATACCCCTACTAAATATTTTTTCATAATTTTATTTTATTAATTTTACTAAACAAGGTATATAATCATATTTTAAAAGTGTTTTTAAATCGTCAACATTTCCATTTGTACCAATAAGATTAAAAATATCTGTATGTAAAAGAATATGTAAATTATCATATCCTTGAGAACATCTGTTTAATCCAATAATTTCAAAACTATATTCTTTTTCAAAATATAAAATATCTTTAGTATCAACATCGTTTTGATTTATAATATAAGCATAACCATTTTTTATTCTTTTGTTAAAAACTTTTAATAAAAATATATTGTTTTGTTTTTTAATAAAACCTTTGATTAAATTTTTCATAATACGTTTTCTCTTTTATTACCAATTGCTTTTTTATAATTTAAATATTCAATCCAATCACCATTAGTTATAAGTTCTTCTTTAGGTTGTTCAATATTTGTAAAATATATTGTAATTTCACCAAAAGGAGATAATACTTTTTCTTTTTTATAATCTTGTGGGTATTCTTCAAAATTTGGATAATAGTTATAACTTCTTTCTATTTTTTCTAAATTTGGTTCGTTTACTTCCCAAACTTCTACTTTAATAGAAGTGATTCCATTAGTTTCAGCAACACAACAATCATCTTCTTCTACATTATACATACTATAAATTGGTTCTGTAGAATAAGTTCCTATTAATTTACAGTTTACTTTATCTAACATTCCATTTAAACAACCCTCTTTTCTATAGTCATCATATAGTCCTATTAAAAACTTTTTTTCCATTTTAGATTTTCTTTTAAGTTCTTTTCTTTCTTTTTTTAATTCCGCTTTTGTTTTATAACCCGCAGATCTTTTATTAGTTTTTCTCATAACTCTTTAATAGTTACATTCAAAATATTTCCAGTTCTAGGATTTTTAAATTCGTGAATATGTTTCCAACCATTTTTATCTAAAGTTTTCATTTGTGGAGTATTTGATTTCAAATCTGTACACAATAATAAACCATATCCTAAATGTTTAGCAATATCAATTCTAAAGTTATTTAAAAGAACATTAACACCTTTCCCTCTAAAATCAGGATTTACGTATGTTTCTGTGCTAATACATATTCCACAACATCCTGACATCTGTATAAGTTTAAATTGAGATACTATTTTATCTTTATTAATAACTTTAAATTCAATTCCATTAGGATTATCTTTAATATAAATTAAATGGTGTTCTTTTAAATCAACATATTTTTTATCTAAATAACATTGTATTGTTATTTTTTTGGATAATAAAATTCTTAATTTTTTAGTATATTTTTCTATCATTTGTTGTTATTTTTCACTTATTAAAATATTCTATATTTATTTTTACAAAATCTTTGTTTTCAAAACAACAACTATCATATATTGTTAATATATTATTAATATTTAGTTCAATATATCCTCTATGGCCTATTTGAGAGTCTCTTGATAAATCTAAATTTGTAAAAGCGTAGTAAATTTCAATATCTCTTGGAATATTTTTTTCTATTTTATAAAAATCTATTAAATCTTTTGCTAATTCTAAATTTTCCTTACAATTTAAATTATCTTTAAATTTTACAACATCTTTATAATCTTTTTTAACTTCTAAATCTTTTGTATAATCTAAATTATCATTATTTTGTGTTTTAATGTAAGTACTTAATATAATAATAACAGTACCTAAAATCAATATAATTGTTTCCATAATTTTTATTTATTTTTATAATTTTTTTAAAAAGGTAATAATGTTTCATATAATAATATATGCTCAGCTTGTTCTTTACCGTAATTTTTAACTAAATCTGAGAAATCTTTAGATTTATATTTATCTGGTATAAAACTATCCACTAATCCAAATTCTTTAGCAAATTTATCTGCAAATATGCGTCCCCAATTTTGTTTCGCGTCGTAGTCATTGTCATATAATAATTCAATATCTTTAAATCTAGATTCTAATTGTTCAAATATATGTTTTTTTGGTAATACATTTTCAGATTGCATTGCAATTGCTGGTAATTTAGCAACTTCATATAAAGACATTACATCTTTTAATGATTTAGTTATAATTAAATAATCACCAGATTCAGGTAATTGTGTCCAACCTTGCCACACAGAATTATTATGATTATTAATCCATTTATATTGTTCACTAAAAGGTTGATAGATTTTATATGTTTCAATACCATCTTTCATTTCTATAAAACAATATGCATATTTATCAGCAGGAAAACAATTATTTCCAATAAATATAAAACTTATTGGTTGTACATTAAAGAACTCTAATGTTTCTTTACCAATACCAAATTGTCTCCAAAATAGCACATCGTGAGATTGCCATTCTCTAGCTTTTTTACCTAAATAATAACCTGTATATTTGGATAACATATCATCTTTAATAATTCTAACTTTAGGTGTGTCATCAATATTTTTAGGATATATTTTACAAATATAATCATCTTGAAGATTAAAATCATTTGCAACTTTACTTAAAGCTTCAAAATATGTTAAACCATCTCTTAATCTTAAAAACTGTATAAAATCACCTTTTCCAAGCTTAAAATCGTTAAAACATATTTCGTTACCTTCACCAACAAAGAATCCAAATGAAGGATTATGTTCTTTTCTCAAAGGTGATAATATTAGTTTACCTAACATTACTTCATCATCTATATAATGTTGAAATATTTCTAATTCGTTAAAGTATTTTAAAATCTCAGATTTAGATATTAATTGTTTTTCTTTATTTAAATTAAACATTTATTTTAATTTTTTAAATTCTTCATATAAATAATTTACTGGATGTTTACTTGTTTTATCAAATTTCATAGCATATAAATTAGTTTCCCAAAAGAAGTTTTTAAATCTGTCTTGTAAACCTCTATTTGGATTATTTGGATTTGGATTTAATATTTTTTCTACTAAATGTGTCATACAAAATTCAAACCAATAAATTTTATAATTATTATCATATTTATCATAAAACCACAGTTCTTTATCACCATTAATTTTCATTTTTCCAAATTTCCAACAAATATATTCAGGAAATAATTTCTTACACATTTCTAATAATTTAGATTTATGTTCTTCTGTTAATTCTATATTTTTCATAATTTTTAATTTTAGTTAATATTGAGGTTGAGGTGGGAATTGAACTCACTACCTTCTGATTAATCGTCAGACACTCTACCAATGAGCTACTCAACCACCATTAAATTTTATTGCTATAAGCTGTAACCTGTTTCATTTATCGATTTAATCGTAATGCCCTCCGAACTTATATTAATAACATCATTTCTTAGTTATAAACAATATATTTAATTATTTATTTATTACCAAATACTAGTAGTAGTTTTAGTTTCTGTACCTTCACCGTCAGCTTTTGGAGCATCTGCTTCAGGGCGTTCTAAAATATCTGTATTACTTGGTTTCAATCTATCAAAACTAGCATTTGGTTTTTGAATAAAATTAAACATTCTTAAACCTAAGTATTTAGATGGTTTTGCAGTATATCCGTAAGATACGAACACATCTACTTTTTTACCATCTGCATTTTCTTTAATAACTTTAAATAATGTATTTAATGCATCAACATATCCATTTACTTCAGGATATACAAAATCTTCAGCAATTACTGCATCTGCAATAGATTTAACACGTTGATATGTCATATTTTGACGTTTTTCATCATCTTCTGAATTAATGTAAAATCCTTGATTAATTGGCATACCACCTGATTCATCAGATACTATAACTTTATAATCTGGATAACTATCTGGTTCATCAATCTTTCTTTTCTCAACAGTTACATTAACTCCTACAGCTTTTCCTGCTATTCCGTTATTAAATACGGCTGATCCTGCTTCTTTTTTATTTAAATCGAACATATTCTTTCTATCTTTTTATTAATTTATTGGCTTATATTATAAGTTTTTTATTAGAGAAACTTATAAAACTCTATGTTTTAATAAAGTTTTATTATTCTATAAAAATCTTACTCCAGTCAATAGTTAATTTACCATCTTTATCTGATTCAATAACTGTAATTTTTTGATCTTTTAAATGTTCACTTCGACTTCCACAAATAAGTGAATCTGAAGGTTGAAAATTAACAATTGTTTTATTATCTTCTCGATATACATAACCAATTGCATCGACTTGTGAACAGAGAATTGCTGCAGATTTACCTATCAGATCTAATCCTCTTTCTGTCATTTCTTTACCTTCTTTTTCTACAAACTTGTCTTTTAAATGTCCTAGAATGATTAATGTTTCAAAACATTCTTCTAATTCTTCTAAAACAATCCATAAAGCTTTACGTGTATATTGATAACCAGCTCCATTTGGAAGCGTTGTAACATCATCTCCTTGCCAATTACGACCTTGTGGAGTTTGAATATACAATTTATTAGCTAACAACAATACGTGATCCTCTAAAGCAGTCACAGTATCTATTGCTCCATATTTATAAATAAATTTACCAGCTTCTTTATTTGCAGTTTTAATTTTTGAAATTACTTCTTTTAAAGCTGCAATTGGTGAAATATCGTTTTGTTTTGCAATATCAAGGACATTAATTTTCATTGCATTTACAAATTCTGAACCATTTTCTAAATCAATAAGTAAACAGTTATCTAAAGCGCTTAACATTTCTGTTTTTCCAACTTTAGGTTTACTGAATAAAATTAATTTTTTAGGATTCACTCTTGTAGCTTTAATTTTTGAACTTGGTAGTTCTATCATATTTAATTTATTTATTTGTTAATTATTAACAAAGATATAAATCATTTTTAGATATTTTTAATTATTTTTAATTATTTTTAATTTACATCTTCTATTTTACATTGTAAAAATAACTTCATTTCTTTTTTAGTATATTTCAACAACATTTCTTTAGTTTTTGGAATTATATTTGCATATACAAAACTATGATTACCATAATTCCAACTATTTTCATTTTCTACATTATTTTTAATACAAGTCATCATAAATTCAAGATAATCTAAATTTTTTGGTTTAGATTTACAAATATCTATAAAAAATTGTTCATTATTAAAACTTTGATTTCTGTACCATAATATTCTAATAAAATTGAGTAATAATAAATTTGAATAATGATTTTTTAATAATTTATATCTAATATAAATTTTATCACCTATCATTATAAATTTACAAGGTGTAATTTTATTAATTAAATATATAATTCTTTTACGTTGTGGAGTTGTAATTTCAGGTTGAATATAATCATCAATATAAATGTAATCTTTAGTTTTAATATCTAATATTATCTCTTTATTTTTATTATTATAAAATATTTTTTTATTTAATCCTGCCCAACAAGAATTATTGATATTTTGAACTAATTTATTATCTTGTAAATGATAAATAAAACATCTGTAATCTCTCATTTTTAATATTTTTTCATTATTTTTTAATATTTTTCATAAATTCATAAACTTCTTTAATTTTAGGATCATTTGGTAAAGGTAATTCCTTAAAATAATTTACTGCTCCGTCAAAATATAATGGACAAATAGTTCCAGCTCCACCATCACGAGATATTATAATTTCAACAAATCTTATATTATCTTTAAATTTTGTAATATCATATCCTAAATATTCAGGTATTTTGTGCTTAAAAGGGTTAAAAATACCAATCATCATATTACAATCTCTAGCAATTAGTTTATTATCTCCAAGATTAGCTACTGAAGGTCTTAATGCACCTGCTTTTTTATGTTCAATATTTTCTCCAGCTATAGCTTGTTGAATAACTACAATGGGTATATAATTAAATCTGTTTCTAAGTTTAATTAAATAATCTGATGATAATAAAGAAATACTTTCGTGTAAAGACAACTGTGTTCCATTTAGCTTTTGGGGGCTTATTAAACCAATATGATCTATAATAATCATAACATATTCTTCAGGATCATTAGGTTCATATCTATCTTCAACTTTAGTTGTTTCACCTTTTATTACAATATCTCTATAATAAACAGTTCCATTAGCTAATGCATATTTACGAACTAAATCATAGATTCCAGTTGCATGTCTAATATCATCTACAAATTCAACAATTTCTTCAATTTTATCAAAATACTTTTGATATTTAGATATAATTTCTAAAATTTCTAAACTTAATACTTTTTTAGCGTGTGTAGATTTTAAATCTGTTGGAGCAATTCTTAAACCTTCTTTTATATAAAGTATATTTGCAAAACAAGCTAACATTTTTTCCTCTTTAGAAAGTTCTAAACTAAAATAAAATATTTTTAATCTTATATCAAGTTTATCATCAATTATTTGTTTAATTGTATTAAATACAAATAACCAATCTGTAAGTTGAGTTTTAGCTGCTTTAGATTGAGCTGTAATTTGATAATATTTACCTTGTTCAATACCCGGAGAACTTTCTTCAAATCTTGGTAATCCCCAAGGAATACAGTTTACTTTACCACTTAAAATTCTCTCTCTTTTATTTACAATATTTTCATATACTCTAGAAAATAAAGATTTATTTTCTTTATCCATTTTATATTTTAATATCTTCTTTTGTTAATCCTATTAAAGTTATGATATTATCAAATGAATATTTACCTTCACCATATTCATTTATTTTTAAATCTGATTTATTATATCTAGCACAATATTTGATAATTCCACTTTTATTTAAACCATGATTTAGTACCCATTTTTTAGCACTATCACAAAGTACAAAAGATAAATTATCATCTTTATCTAAAAACTTTTTTATAGTTTTAGCTATAACTTTATCTGAAACTCTAAAATATGTTTTACTTATTAATACAATATCATCAAAACTTCTATATTTACTACTTTTACATTGTAATTTTTTAAATTCAGAATCCAGATATGTAGTATTTATAGTATATTTTTCAAAATAGCTACCATTTAATTTAAATACTTTATATAAAAATGTATATAATGTATCTTTAGGTTCTCTAACTATATCTTTTATATATAACTTCATTAATTATCTAAATTAGATTTATAAAATCCCCATAATTTAATTTCATTACCGCTATTAGGATTCTTTTCAGGTTCTGTGTTAAAATCTGATATTTCATTTAAAATATCAACAACTTCTTCATCTAAACCATCATTATTAATATTACAAGACATTAAATAAATTCCACCATTGAAATTATCATTTGATTTAATTTTAATATAGTTTTTAAAATGTTGTTTAATTATAGCTTTTGTTAATAATTCTAAATCTTCTTCAGAAGTTTCTTCTGTTTCTGAAATTATTTCATAAATTTCCTCTATTTGATCACTAATATTAGTTACATTTTTAATTCCACAACTAAAATTATCATCATTATCTAAAATATTTAAATAATTATTAATTATAACTTTTTGATTATTAAAATCAATATAAGTTGTATTTTTATCATCACTAACAATACTATCAATTAAATCTTGTTCAGTTCTAACAATAACTGGTTCTGGTTCAGCAATAACTTCGTCTTCAACTTCTTTAAATAAGTCTTTATAATATCTAACAGTTTTATTACTATCGTTAATAATCATTACAGTTTCACCTTCATCAATAACAATTTGATAATTGTTACCTTCTGTAAGTTTATAATTTTTTGGATTTATACAAATCAATTCTTTCATTTTTGTTTCTTTTTAATATTTTATAATTTATCTTTAATTTCATTATAATCAGCTAAACTATAACCATCTACACCTTTCTTAGTATAATGATTTTTTATACTATATTTAGAAATCCATTCTGCAGAAGTATTTGGGACATATTTTACAACTACTTTTTGAATTTTATCACACCATACTAATATCACTGATTTATCTTCTTCAATTAATTCAAATAAGATTTTAACCATTGCTTTCATTGATGTGGCAGGAAATCTAGACTTAGTTAATTCCCATAATTCTGTAATACTACGACTAGCACCATCAATATTTTCACCTTTACCATTACATTGAACAATAGTAAATTCTGTATCTTCATAAGAAGAAACTTTTTTACCTGTTAAAAACTTTTTAATGAAGTTCTTACGAGTTTTAGTTTTAGGTACGTCTATTTCTTTAACGTATATCATTTTTCAAAAGTTTTTTCTAATATATATTCTAAAACACCATCTTTAATTTGAGTTACATAAACTACTAACCAACCTTCTTCTAATTTCTCAGATAATAATGAATATGGTTTAGCTGATCCAGTACATTCCGTTCTAACTATAAATTGTTTTTTCATAATTTTTTAATATTTTTTAAATTTTTCATATAAATAATCTACTAAATGTAATTCTACATTAAATGTTAATAAAAAATCATTTAATTGTTCATCCTGTATTAATATTTTATTTGCTAAATGTGTCATACAAAATTCAAACCAATGAATATATATAATTGTATTAGATTTTAAAGGAATTGTTTTTTCAAACATTATATAATCTTTAATTCCATCATAATTATCTTCAATTTCTAAATCAATTTTAGTATATTCAGGAAACAATACTTTACACATTTCTAATAATTTAGATTTATGTTCTTCTGTTAATTCTATATTTTTCATAATTTTTTAAATTTTTCTTCATAAATATTCATTAATTTACTTCTTATTTTATCATTATCTAATTTACCTTTAGTCATAAATTCTAATTTGTTAATTCTCATTTTATCAACTAAAGGTAATACAATACTATATTGTGTATAATAACAGGTTTTTGCAAATTCTTCAAAACTTATCATTAGATATATTTATTAATAATTCCATTATCTTTTTCATATTGAACTCTAGCATTATAAGCGTCTTTTTCATCATCAAAATAACCAATATATATTCTTTCTTTATTTATTGATATATTTGCTCTATATTTTTTAGAGGGTTTATGATAATATACTCCCATATAGTTAGATGAATTATTTTCATTTTTTCTACGATGACATTGATTTTCAATACGGGAAACAATTTCTAAATTATCTAAATTATTATTAGTTTTATCATAATCTTTATGATTTATATGATGCTCATCTTTAAAATTTTCAATAAATTCTTGAGCTACAATTCTATGTAAAGATGCGTTTTTCTTTACATTATTTTTACATAAAGTAAGTCTAAGATATCCTGTTATCTTTTGTAAAGCTGGTTTTAAAATCCTATTACTTTTAACTCTTTTTATATTTCCATAATTAGATACTATATATAAATTTTCATATCCTGTTATATTTTTCCAAATTTCTTCCATTATGATAATTTTACGGTCCAATCTATGTTATCAGGTTCGGTTTCATTAATAAAAGCTGATAGTCTAGAATCTTCTTCTTTACCATCTTTTTTATAAATAAAATAATGAGCAGCTTGAAGATATTGATAATTATTTAGTGAATTAATATAGATTTTAGCAGCTTTAAGAATATCTTCTTTAGAGTAATTAGGATTTTCTTTCATCCATCTCTCCATTTTCTCTTTACAAGCTATTGGAGATCCCATAGAACCAATTTTAAGACCTTTCCATAGATTTCTATATTCTTCAATAAATTCATCAAAACCTTCGCTTATAACACGAGTAGACTTTTTAATAACTTTTTTATTTTTATAATTTGAAGAATCACTTTCTATTGATAAAAAATCTATTAATAATTTACTTTTTTCACGAAGAATAATATTTGTTTCTAATTTATTCTCAATTAATTTAATAAATTGTTTTTCTTGTAAAATATTTAAAATAGATTTATTTGAATTTAATCCAGTATTAATCCCACTTATTTGTAATAAAGTTGTGAATTCTATAACAGAAAGATCTTGTTCTTTTAGAAAATTTAAATCTAATATAAAAGCTTCTTTCATCTTATTTCTTTTTAAATTGTTCAAACCAGCCTATTAATAAATTTGGCATTAATTTTTTATCTGTTCCTATTTTTGAAGAATCATAAATATAGTTGCACGATTTATTTAATAATTTTAAAACTTCTTCCTCGCTATAACTTCTTTTTTCAGCTTCTTCATATCCTGCATCATAACCATTAGAAAATTTATCAATACTTTTAAGTTCAAATTTAAAAGCTTCATCACTTCTAATATTATCTATTTTTAATTTATCTTGTTCTTGTTGCCATTTAGCACCTTTAATAAAAGCATTTTTATCATTTGGAAATGGTGTTTTTGAATCATACTTTTCAGCAGCTTCTTCAAGGGATTCTTCCATTATTTCTTTTTATTTAAATTAATTATAAATATTAATAAAATAGATAAGAAGAATATCATATGTCCTATTAAATAGTTTACAATATTAATTTCAATCATAATCATCAATTAAATCTTCATTAATAGATAGTAAATAATCTTCTTCAGTTTCTTCAGAAACTATACCTGTTCCATTACATAATAAACAGTCTGTATATTCAAATCCTTTCTTACCATTGGTTTTAGGAATCATAACTTTAGTAGAACCAACACATTTAGGGCATAATTTATTTTTCATAATTTAATAATTGTTTTCATAATATTTTATTTTATTTGATTCAATTTCCCAATCTTCTTGATTAATTTCCAAATAATCCATTATTTGAAATATTGATACTTCCATATCTAAATCTTCTTGTATTTTTTCAGAAATTAATATAGGATTAGTAATCTTATGTTCTTCCATTACGAGATCAATCGCAAAGATATATTCTGGTTTACTCATTTTCAATTATTTTATCAATTCTATAAACTGAATTTAATGTTTCAAATGTATTTTCATCAATAATTTTAGTTACTAGTGATGTTGATATTCCACCAAGATGATGTTTACTCCAACTAATTGGTAGCAAATTAAATCTTTTACCTATTATTGGCTCTTTGGTAAATATACCTTCATAATGTTCTTCTAAGTTCCCATATCCATAATTACCATGAGTAGGATTATCAATAGGTTTTAATTTTTTAATTCTATATTTCATAATTATTTAAGTTTATCAATAATACTATAACATTCTTTAATATAGTAATCATAATTTAAATCATAATCATATTCTTTATATTTATTAAATAATGTGCATTTGTAACCTGCTTCTAAATTCTCATCTCTATTTTCAGCATCAATTTTAACATCTTCAATAATATCAAATATATTCATTTGATTTTTATCAAACTTTAATTTATATTTATCTGTTTCAGTTAAAAAATGTTTTTCAAGAGGTGGGAGTTTTTTAATTAATTCAACACCAATATTAGATACATAATATCTATTCATTTTAGATAAAGGTTCTTCAATTAAATCATAAGCTTTCCAATATCGTTGAATTAATTCATTCTTACCTTTCATTTTAGCACCTAAACAGAAGTCATATATTCCATAATTTTCTGCAAATGAATATTTAGAATCTTTTAAATGATTATAAATAGTATCTTCAACTGATATATTATTAATAAAATAATTAGCTAATGTAATTGGTACAATTCTTTTAGAATGATTTTTATGATAGTCTCTATCAATTTCAAATACACCTTTCATTTTATATTTTAAATGATTACCTTTATCATCAATAATATAAGCAATATAGTTATTTACATCTCTAAAAATTATTTTTTCATAATTAGTATCTTCTAATATATATCTAGTAGTTTTTTCCCAATCAGTATGTATTTTTAATACTATTTCTGATAATGATTTATTATATTTAATAACTACACCGTCTGTATTCATACTAACTATTTGTACTCCAGCTAAATATAAATCTTCAACTAACATTAATAATGATAATTGACCTTTAAATGTAGTTTTCATAATAACCATAGGATCATATTGCCAACTAAAATTTGAACCTGTTTTACCATATCCACCACCATTCATACCTAATTTATAAGCATTTTGTTTAGAATCTAAAAAATTATATTCAAGTGATTTATATACTTCTTTTTTTAATGCAGGTTTAATATTAAAATTTCTTTCATCAAATAAATGTTTAATACCTAAATACCATTCTTCTCCTAAATGTTCAGGATAAAATTTACCTTCAATAATAGATCCTGGATACATTGAACCAACATCTTTTTCTTGAATAATTTCATTATTATTTTTAGTTAATAATAATGGTTCATCTTCTGAATGAACACCTCCTTTTGCAAATTTAATTACAATGTCTGCAAAATTTAATATTCTATAAAATGATTTTTCTTTAGATTCAACTAAATTAAATGTTTTATCAGATATTTCAATTAAAAAATTTTTTAAATAATCAGTTTTAAATGATATATAATCAGGTATTAAATCTTTAATATGAAATAAATCACGGTTAGTTCTTAAATTTTTAAATTCTTCATATTTTCTTCCTGATATTTTTTCATAAGTTATTTGATTTATATATTCACCAATTTTAACATCGGAATAATTCATAACATTATGTTGTAATTCCTTACACATATTTTTTCTGAATTCGATATTATCTAAATTTAAATAATAAAATTTCTCAGTTGCTTCAATATCATTCTTACAATAACTAATAATTTCATCCATTTGATCAAATGTTAAAATTGTACCAGGTTTATATGGTAAATCTTCAACATTAGGTAATCTCATAGCAAATTCAAGCCATTTAAGAGATGTTGAACGAGCCATGTTATCATAATGATTAATTTTATATAAATCTAATTGAGGTATTTTAATTTGATTATCCCAAATTGCAGAATTTTTATTATTAATAATAGTTTCAACTTCTTTATAAATTTCTTGAGCAGTTAAAAGTTTATTTGATTTTAATAAAGTATTATGTAATACTGGATAATCAAAATTAAGATTATTAAAACCTATTAAACCTTTAACTTGCTCATTAAGAAATTTTTTTAAATTGATTTGATCACTTTTCCTATCACTTATTTCAAAGTAATGATAATCACCTGTAACAATACATTTAAATACTGCTAAAAAGAAATTGGGGTAGGTCTCAAGGTCATAGATATATAATTGTTTATTCATATAATTTGTATTAGTGAGTCACACTTTTAATATAAATATGAATATTTAATTAATTACTTATCTTTAATATCAATCCATCCTACAATAGCACCTAAACCTGTTAAACTTGCACCAGTGTAAATAATTTCTGCTTTACCAATTGGTTCCCAATTACAATTTATTACTTTAATAATACATTTAATTTCTCCGATTAATCCTAATACAATTATTAAGATTACAAATATTAATTTTTTCATAATTAATAAGTTAATTTGTGATGAGGTTGTTTACAAGTTGATCCAAATAGTTTCCATAGATTTTCAACTTCTTTTCCAGGAAGAAAGTGATTTTCAAGACTATAATCCATTAGCTTTTTAAAAGCATATTTTCTACCAACAACTTTGTTTGGTGTATCACCGTGACGAAGTTTTACTTCTCTAGTTGCAACTTCTTCATTTGTTTGAACATTTTTAGCAACTGCTGTAATTGTTCCATCTTCTGAGTATCTAAAAAATACTTTTGTTTGATCTGTTTCCATAATTTTTATTAATTAGTTATTATTTGTTATTTTATTATTCACAATATAGTTGTTAAAAAATAAATTGAGCTACTAATACATATCTGATTTCGCAGTTACATACTTTCACTCAATTTAAAAACTAACTAATTTAAACTACAATTATGAAACATAGTTTGTGGACGATTGCAGAATCGAACTGCTGTTTTCAAATCTGTCACCTAACAGACTACCGCCCATTCCGTTAGTTTACAACCATTTAGGTGGTTCTTCTGGTAATGAAGGTATAATATTTATTATATATAGTATCCAATATCCAACTGATGCTGGTATAAATATACTCATTAATAAATTTATTCTAACTTCATTCCAACTGTATTCTGCTTTATTAACAGTTTTTACAATATATCTGTTAATATAATAACAGATAATTATAGTTGTTAATATTATTAATATTATTATAAATGTTTCCATAATTTTATTTTAATTTAGTTGCTACTTCTACAATAGTTTTTAATGCTCCAAATTCCGGATTAATAAATCCAGTTAACATATCTGAAAAATGTATAAAACTGAAATATGATAATGTTAAACATAATATTAAATGTGTATATTTAAATATATGTTGTATGGTTGTTTGTTCTAAATTTTCAGATAATTGAGGACAAGAATATTCTTCTTCACCTACTATACCTTTAATAAATTCTTTAGTTCTAATATCTCCTGGATATTCATCTATTTTTTTAAAATAATAAGCATCAAATTTAGGATTTAGAATATCGCCTAACATATCTCTTTTTAATGTAACATATTGTATGTTTTGTGATTTAGTTTGTGTTCGTTTATAAAATAAGAACCAATTAAACATTGCTGATAATGTAAGTATTAAGAAACATATAGACCAAACTAATTGTTGTTTTACTAATATATTCCATAAAGCATTTGTAGTTGTTTTAAGCTCAGTAGCTAATGATTTAATAGCTGATTCAACTTTAGGTGATAATGATTTAACATCATTATAAACTGTTGATACAGCTTCTTTACTATCTTTATAAACTGTAGATACACCATCTTTGGAATTATCTAATATTTTATCAACTTGTTTTGATTGTGCAAAAGTCAGAGTCATTGACATTATTACAATAAATAATATTAATTTTGTTTTCATTTTTAGTTATTTTTTAAACTGTTATTTATGTCTATCTTATTCCACAAATGAGTGAAAACTATTTCACCATTAGAAAATTGTAAGCTACACATTATTTTCATAATTTAATTTAGTTTTTACAAGAATTAATGTGTTTTTGATTATATCTATTAATATTCCATATTTTATATAAATATATTTTTCTTGTATTTATATTACTTAATTTTAAAATATGTTTATATATTTTATTTGTAGTATTTAGATTGTGAGAATTTATTTCATTTGTTAAAGAATAATTAATAGATGTATTATCTTTAAGTTTAATACAAATCCAAATTTTAGATAAGATATGTAATTTAAAATTTATTATTTTCATAATATTTAATTTAGTTCATATTAAAACCACTTATTTTATTCCATTTAGATAATAATGTGTTACTAGCTTGTTTAGGATAATATTCACCTGTTATTAACCATCTGATAGGTCTGTAAATTACTAATACAAATATAATAGTTGGTATTAGTAATATTACAGATAATCTCCATAAAAATTTAATCATTATTTTGTATTTAAAATTAATCGTTATCTCTTTCCCAAGCATTTTTTAAATTTTCATCTCTCTGTAATCTTTGTTTTTTAAGACTTATGTTAGAATTTTTTACTTTTTCAATTACTTTATTATTATGTTCTATACATTTTTCATAAGTATTAAACATAATTTTTTCAGCATCAAAATTACCATTTCCTAATTTATAAGCAACAGGTTCTGTAAAATGATCTGCTAAAGCATTTAACATATCAGATCCTTCACATAATATATGTTTACAACCTGCACCATAATCATTTGAAAATTTAAATGTAATATAACCTCCTCCAAACCAAGCTGGTACAATTTTAAATTGAAATTTTGGTTGATTTGATATTTTTGGTTTTACATAAGATAAACTCGCTGGTATAATTTTCCAAAAGAAAAGTATTGTCATTATTATAATTAAAATTGCTATCATAATTAATCTTTTAAATTATTTAATATTTTCATACCAATATGTTGGTATTCAATCTTTTTGTGTTTAACTGGAATTGACCAATCTTTAGATTTATCATCAAATCTAAAATCATTTAATACAAAATTCCAATAAAGTGACCATAAATAACTAAAATAAGGTTGAGTTAAATAACTAATTTTATTATATTTATTCTTAATTTTACTGAATTCATTTTGTTGAACTAATCTCAAATGTTTGAATATCTCTTGAGATTCAATAGCTTTAATCATGGAAGTTATTTTAACTCCTTTATAACCTGTTTTTTGTAATGTTGTAACTGTTGTCATAATTTTTTAGTTTTAGTTTGTTAGTTTAATTAAATCACCTAAGTAAGTGGCGAAAATTATTTATTTATTGTATTAAAATTGTAGTATTTAGTGTCTTCTTCTAATAAGTTTACTAGCAGTAAATAATTTTAATATTCTAAATAATAATTAACTCTTACAAATTTTGTTATTATAATATTATTAAAGTGATGACCTGGTTGTTTATAAATAAACGTAAAGGGAGTAACTGTTTGATTATAATAATTAATTCCTAGCCATTTTAAGGATTAGGTGATTTAATTTAAGATTTTATTATTGTAAAATTATATTACCGATATTCATTCTAATTCTTCTATTATTTGTTAATGAATCAACAAATAATTTTTGAAAAGCTTTTAAAGAATGTTTGAAACCTAATGAATTAGATTTTTGAAATTCTCTATAATCTCTTTTAGCTACTTTTCTTTCATTTTTAGTGAAGTGAAGTTCTTTATCTGTTGATAATGATTCATTTGTTTCAGAATCAATAGTGTATGAGACAGCTCTTTTATCCCAAGCGGTTTCTGCAAATAATTTATGCATTTCAGCTTCTGTTCTAAGACGACCTTTTTCATTAACAAAAGCTTGTTTATTAATAGGTTGCACAATTTTAGTTCCATTTTCTAATGTGTAAGTTACTGTTGTAAATTTTTCTGTGTTCATAATTTTAATATTTAGTTTGTTTTGTAATAAAATGTTGATCTGACATTCACAGATAGTAAGGTCGTAAGCGTTTTCCCCTAGCAACATTTTTTGATTTTATATATTTATAACTATTGCTTACTATTATTCCACAATAGGTTTTGTATTCATTTAAGAATATCGGATTTTAGTTGTACTTATGTAATATTTAACCTTTTCAATAATTATATTATTATGTTAATGCTTACTATTTCTGAGTTGTAGCACGAGGATTTAAACCTCCATTTCTAGGTTACAAGCCTAGCAACATTATATAATTATTATTGAGTCATACTCTTTATATTAATTTAGAGTTATTTTTAATTTATTAATATTATTTGGACGTTAGTCCGTATTTAAATAAGGAATCACACCTTTTTCACTATTGCTGCGCAATCGCTAAGTGTTGCTGTTTATAAACTAGCTTAAATAGTAATTTTTATAAAATAACACTGTAGGTTGTCAATCTACATTTCCCCAAATTAAGTTGTTTTACTTATGCGCAACACGCTGCTTAATTCGTTACATCTACTGATAAGGGTGCTAGACATTTGCACTAAATGTTATTTATTTACAGTTTACACGGACTGTATTATCTTTAATTATTTATATTTAAAAAATGTTAGAACTTGACGGGAAAAACCGTTCACACCTATTCTAACTGGTAAGTGTCTTTTTACGTGTACTGGTCACAACTTACAGGATCATTCAAGTGATTAGCTTCCACCAATGATAGTTATCGTCCTAGTGCTAATTCAGATAACAGCTGTGGAGTCGCCGAGAATCGAACTCGGGTCCAAAATAGTTTTTAATATATAATTTTATACAGCTTATTGTAGAATTTAATCTTTATTGTCCTTTAAAAACTACTAAATGTGGACCAATACTAAATTACTCTATAGTTTGAGTTTGGTTCAGGATTAATGCACATCGCGAATTAACTTACTGACCGTTTTAAACTATGCTGCTAATTCAAATTCAGTTATATCAGAATTGATTAGAGAAAAAACTTTAGCCATATTGGCTGTTTGTTGATTTTTGCCGTTTAAAAAATATTCACCTTAGTTTACAGTTATCTCTCTGGCTGAATTATATATTTATTATCTACCTGTCAAAACCAGTCGACCCCTTATTTATTTTATTATAAAACCACTAGAACTAATTATTAATTCCAGTGGTTAGTTTTGTAGCAAACTAAGACTTATTATACGCTACCCTTCTTCAAAGACTTCTGTCTATGTTAGTGTTGTTTTGTTTAAATTGAATATTTAATATAAAATAATATTGAGGTCATAATTATAATGACACAAAATACTGTTAAACCAAATATTAAATTAGGATGTTTTGAATGTTCTTTTGAAAGAATATATCTTTCTATTTTATTTCTATTCATAATTATATATTTAGTTTGTTATTTAAAAAAATCATTACCATATGGTTTATTCTAAAAAGAATCGTTAATTAGTGGAGAGTTTCACTCCACACATATGGTAATAATTAATATTATTAAAGGGAAGAACCTCGTTCTCTACCAACCAGCATTTAATGACCATGCACCTCTTCCCTTTTTATTTTAAAAACTATTGTAATTATTCTTCATTGAACTACAAATTGATTGGGCTTGACCAATATCTTTTACAATAGTCATTGAGAATTTATATTATAATATCTCTAAATATATAAATAACAATTGTTATTATAAATAAAGATATTATTGATTTGATTATGAATTGTTTCATAATTATTATTTTTGAAAACCTTTATAAATACAATATATTAAATTTATAAATATTGCAAATAATAGTCCGTCATATATAACTGGTCGTTCTATATCAATTGATCCCCAGATCAATGTTGATATGAATAATATAACGGATGTTACAAACCATATTTCCCAATTGTTTTGTTGTGGTTCATTTGAATATGTTGACATAATATTATAATTTAGTTATTGAAATGTCCACATTGGTTGTCGTTTACCATATAACTTAAATGATATATAGGTAATAAATTTGTCAAAGTTTTTCATAATTTTGTTATTTAGTCAGTTAATAATTTGTTTTGTTTACAATGTTTACAATTTAAATAATCTTTTCTAGATTTGTGTATGGTTTTATTATAATTACAATAATAACCTATTTCATATCTTATAAATTGACCTTTTAAGTTGTAGAAACCTGGAATTATTGTCCACATACCTACTATTTTATTAGTTATTGGACATTTTGAGATATATTTCATAGTATAATTTTAATAAATTGTGTGTAAATATATGTAGAATAACTTAATTGAATTGGTTATATTATTGATGTAAAAGCTATAACTATATTTATAGTTGTGTAACTGGAGTTGTAGTTGAAGTGTGATAATTGGTGGTGATGAAGTAACAAAGACCTCACTATCAACAAGTTATAATAAAATAATAGTGGTCAATCTGTTAAACACTTCGGACAATTTAATGTGTAACCTTCCGCTTTAACCACTATTAATTTGAGAGTTCACACCTGTACTCACAACAATAACATTAAAGTTTTAATCCTAATCATATTCTCTTTAATATTAGTCACCAATTAAAGTTTTAGCAATTATAATATAAAGCTTATTTCCTCACCACTTTCATTATAATGTATTAAAACTTAATTGACAACATTAACCTATTATAACCTATTATATGATTCACAATTAAATGTAAAAGTTGTAGAGAATTGTTTCAAATACTCACACATAATAAGTTATTATAGAGTTAAAAAATAACCCCCGAAGGGGCTATAGATTATGCTTCAGCAGCAACTGGTTCAGCTACAGCAACTTCATCAAACATAGACCCAAATGCGTCTGTATCGATGTTGTTACCAGCAGATAAGTGAGATGTTCTGATCCATAACTTACCTTCATCATCTTTAGATAATGTAGATAGTAATATAGACCCTACTTTGATACCGTGTGCTAATGACTTAGCAAATATCTGAGTAGTAACAGCTTTAGCTGGTGTACCGTTAGGATATGTGAAGTTCACATTACCTAATACATACTTAGTTCCCTTGCTGTTAGTCATCTCTTTATCAGAGATTGATACTAATTCCGCAGGGAAATTGAAGTCTGTTTTACCTGTAGTTGTGTTAACAACTGGTTTGAATTTTGTGTTCATCGTATGATATGTATTATGAATTGCTGTCGAGTCACGACTTTAACAATTCGGGTTAGACAAAAGAGATACGGAGTACCTCCCAAAACTTGAAAATAGTGGGGGTGACTTGATAAGTTAGTTTACGTATTCAATACTTTTAAAATTTTCTAAAAAAAAATAAAAAAAAGTTGCAAATAAATTAGGATTTATCATTATTTTTCACTATATTTGCAATTATTAAATTGGAGTAAAATGAATATTAAAGTTTGTAATTGTTGTAAAATAGAAAAAGATATTAGTAATTATCATAATCATAAAAAATTTATAGATAATAAACACCCAACTTGTAAAGAATGTGTAAAAGTACAATCTAAAAAATACTATGATAAAAATAGAGAATTAATAGGTATTAAAACTAAGAGAGTTAGAAAAACTGAAACTTATCAATTAAAAAGAGACTTATATTTAAAAGAAAATAAAGAAAATATTAATAAGATTAAAAGAGAATATAAATTAAGACATAGAGATAGAATACTTCTTGAGAAAAAAGACTATTATAATCGTAAAAAGAATGATCCAGTATATGCATTAACCAAAAGATTTAGAAATGGTATTTATAGAAGTTTAAGAACAACTAAAACAAAATGCAGTTTAGATATATTAGGATGTACACAAGAAGAATTTAAAACACATATAGAATCTCAGTTTACAGAAGGAATGAGTTGGGATAAATTAAGTGAGTTACATATAGATCATATTATACCTATATCATCAGCACAAACAATAGATGATTTATATAAGTTAAATCATTATACTAATCTACAACCATTATGGGCTAAAGACAATTTAGCTAAATATAACAAAATAATATAAATCTATGAGAAAGAAAACCATTAAAATACCAATTTATCAATGTAAATTAACTATAATATTAGATAAAGACTTATCGTATATAACTAAAAAGTATAAAACAATTGATTTATCAGATTATGGTGCAGTTACAATGAGAGTTCCTAATAAACATAGTGAATATATTATAGCATTTGAATATAGTGAAGGATCTATTATAGCACATGAAGTAACTCACTTAGTTAATTATATATTTAAAGATAGATGTGTTGAGTTAGATATTGATAATGATGAATCGCAAGCTTACTTAACAGGTTGGATATTTAATAAAATAGATAAGTTCTTAAATAAGAAATAACATAAACGCTATAGGTGATTAACAATTTATGTAAAATAAATTACTTTTTATTAGGAATTTACAAATAAATGTTGTATCTTTGTACTGTTATTAAAAAGATAATTAATTTAGACAGTTTTAAACAGAATTAATATTAGACAATTTAATAACAAGACATAATTACGCAACTTATATAGGTGGTTGTTGCTATTTCACAGTATATTTAATATACAATCTAGGGCAAAAGAAGATATGTGAATAGATAACGGGTTTAAGGGTATGACGACTTCAACAAACTATATAAGCCAAGTGGTTCCTAAGAATTAGATTTCTTGGGAAACCCTTTTGTGTTTAATTATTAACTAATTATTAACTAATTATTTGTAAATTACAATATTATGGTTATGGGTAACTTATATATAAACCTTTCTCTTAATTGAGAAGGGTTTTTTTATGTCTAATTGTCATTTAAATAAATTATTTTACATATTTTTGTAAAATAAATGATAAAAAGCTTGCATATGTCATTTTAATTGATTACCTTTGTATAGAATTTAAAAATAAGCTTAATGACAGGTTTTAAATGTAATAAACTAGAACAAGATTGTGATTTTAATATAGAGATTGTTTATAACGATCAACAACCTATTGGATTTGAAGATTGGTCAAAGTTATTAATACAAAATAAATGTAGAGTAACTTTACCAGATAAGACTTCAATAGATATTAGAATGTATATTAATTTAAATGGAGTATTTAAAAATAATGATTTTACTAACTTCTTAGTAAATAGATTTAAAGAAACCTTATAATGGAAGAAGACAAAAGAATTTATTTTAATGAAGAATGGAATAATTTTCAACAATTAGAATGTAGATGTAATTTACCAAGACCAAATAGTTTTACAGGAAATTGTATAAACTGTAATTTAATAATTAAACCAATAAAAGATAAAGATGTTAATAAATATACAAAATAAAGTTACCGAGATAGAGAATCATATTATAGATAATCAAAAAGATATTTTCAATATGTATAATCATTATACTAAGAAATGGAGAGGTAACAGAATTAATGATTTAAACGTAGGGATCTTTATAGGAGAGGGTAATATACCAACAGTTCAAATCTTTGCTAGAAACAAGACTGGATACTTAAAGAAACATTTAATATTTAATAAAGCTGGAGATACAATAATAGATACTAAAATTTTAAATACTACATTTTAATGAGAAACGGAGAACTTATAGATTTAAGAACTGAAGAAGAAATTAAATACGAAAATAGAATATTTATGAATAATAAGAACAATCCTAAAGAATTAGAATATTGGAGAAATATATTTCCAACTAAAACTGATAATGAATTAGAAGAATATAGAATTAGATGGAGTAAAGAAAATCCTAAATATTTAAAATTTAATAGATTATAAAAATGCATACATTCAATAAAAACGGAATTAGAAAGAAAAATGTTTTAGATAAACTTAACACTAAAAAACAAGTTAAAATATTTTATACTAAACTAAAACAGATTAATGAATTATCTGATTATCTTAAAATATTACCAGAACCTGTTACAGAAGATAATATTGATAATATTGTACCAGAGTTAATTAGTAGAGATTTAGATTCAATGGAGAAAAGTTTAATACTTAGTCGACTTAGTAATGAAGCATAAAATAACTATTAATAATATAAAACAATATATTGAAGGTAATTCTAAAATGTTTTTAAATAAATTAGGATTTGAATCTAAACACTTACAAGAACAAGTATCTTATAGAATGCTACAATGTAAAGATGATTGTATGATTACAAAACAATGTAAATACTGCGGATGTGATGTGCCAGGAAAAATGTACGTTAGTAAATCCTGTAATAATGGGGATCGTTTTCCAGATCTAATGAGTAAGATAGATTGGGAATTATATAAAATAGATAATAAAATAAATGAATAAAGAATATACAATCTTTGAAAAGGATTTAAAAAAAGCATTAGATCAATTAGATACCTTTCAAACTAAAATGGAATTATTTACAGGTAAATATCCAAGGTTTAGTTATACTGTAAATGTAAGTAAAGAAGATGAAGGATGGTTAATACTATTAAATATTAAAACGAAATATGAACAAACAAATACTCAAACATCTTAACTCACTATATAAGTATGTGGAGTATCATAATAAGATGAGCCCGTTTCCATTCTATGATACAGAATGGCAACAAGATATAAAAGATAAAATAAATGAAATTAAAATGAATAAGAAAGATTATGATAACGAACCAGTCTTTGCTTGTAAACATTGTGGTACATTAGTTGTACCAAATCAATATGAAGTAGATGATGATGGTAATGAAATATGTCAACGATGTAATTCAGTAAACGAAGTAAAAGAATATAAAAACATATTTGAATATAATAAAGAACAGAAGATTAAACCTAAATATTAATTATAAATGGAAGATTTAATAATTCAACATCAAGATTTAATTAAATATTTATTACAACAATTAGAAAATAAAACTAATGAATGTAATTCTTATAAATTAAAATTAGGAGAAATACAATATGTATTAAATTCAGAAGTTAAAGTAGTTAGAGAAGGTTTTATAAAAAAAAATGAAAGTGGAGAATGTTAAAAATGCAACTATAAATGTAAAGGTTAAAAATTTCTTTTTCAGATATATTGAGTTTTTACAACCTTTTCATAAACTTCAGAAACAACAATATACAGTAGTTGCTTTGTTATTATATTATCATTATCAGTTTTCTAAAGAGATTACTAATAATAAAATTTTATGGAAGACAGTATTTGATTATGATACTAAAATTTTAATTACAGATGAATTAGGTATTACAACACAAGGTTTAGAAAATATATATACAAAACTTAGAAAAAATAAGGTTATAATTGATAATGAAATATCTTCTGTATATATTCCTCAAATGAATAAAAAGAATAAAGTATTTACTATTAATATTAATTTTAAAATTATAGATGGATAAAATTCAAGAAAAGAAAGTAAATGATATTATTCATACAATAGGTTTAAATAATAATCTTAGAGATTGTGAAGTAAGAGAGATAGTCGAATCACAATTCAGGTTTATGTATGAGGAGATTAGGAAAATGTTATTAGATACAATGACTGCGGAAGAGATTGATAATTTAAAAACAAACTTCTTTTTTAAATACTTAGGGAAAGTATATACATCAGGAGAAATAGTAGATAAACATAAATATAGATTACAAAAAAGTAAGGAAGAAAAAGATGAAAGAGAACGTAACAGCATATGATGCTTTAGAGATTAGTAAAGAATGGTTGGAGCAACCAATGTTTAACAAAGTAGTAATTACTTTAAATACAGAAGATACATTAGATAGTTTAGATTTATCTGATAATGCAATGAGTCAATTTCAATACATTATAGCAAAAGGTCCAAACTGTCATAATATCGAAGTAGGTGATAAGATTAGACTTGATTTAGATAAAATGTTAAGTAAACAAATTAATCCTAATAATTCACATGAAGATTTTACCACAATTAAATTAGATCCTATTGAATTTGATGGTAAGATATTTGCTATTATTGAAGATAGATTAATTAAAACAAGATTTACAAATTCTAAAGATTTACAAACAAACGAATAAATTATAATTAAATTAAATATGGAAAAAGAACAAGGAATACAAATTATTGAACAAGCTTTAAATTTAGCAAATTCTAAAGGTGCTTTTAAATTAGAAGAATCTGCTACAATTCTAGCAGCTTTAAATGTAGTTAAAAATGCTTTACAAGAACCTGTAGAAGTTAAAGAAGAACTATCAAAAGTTAAAAAATAATAAACTATAACCCAACCTGAGAAATCTAGTTGGGTTTTATAGGTATAAAACAAAATTAATGCCGATGAATGGTTTCCTATTAAAAGATGGAGTTCTCACTGTTGAGGACCAAATATGGGGATTAGAACCCTTTAAAAAAATATTAAAACGAGATAAGAGTCGTAATAAAGATTTAGCATTAAAAGAAATGTTATTTATATATTACTATACAGATATTAAATCTGATTATTTAATTATAGATATTAAATTTAGAACTGAAGAAATTATAAAAGATTTACAACTTCCTGATAATTGGAAGATAGATTCTGTAATGCAAGATGCAATTAACTTCTATGAAGAACGAAGTTTAACTGTAATTGGTAAATTGTATAAAAATGCTTTATTAGCTGCTAATGATATATCAGAATACTTAACTAAGACTAAAGAGCTATTAGAAGAACGTGATGATAGAAACAAACCAGTAACTACATTAACAACTATTGTAGGTGGTATTAGTAAAATTAAAGTTGTGATGCAGGATTTAAAAGCAGCAGAAAAAGAATTAATTAAAGAGAAAATAGAAACTGAAGGACGTATGAAAGGTCAACAGGCTATGGGAATATACGAAGGAGGTTTAAAATTTGAATAATATGGAAATAACAATAGAAGATTTTTTAAAAGATATACAACCAGAGTTTAATGCTTTTAAAGATAAGTTGGAAAAATATAAAGGACCTTTTAAATTAATATATGTTGAAGATTTAGGTTATTTTTTAGATATAGATGTTGCTAATTTAAAATTAAAACGATAATGGAAGAATTATATTTTGGAAAAGAAGCGAGAGATAAGATTATAGAAGGTATTAATGATTTAAATAGAGCTGTTAGTTCTACAATGGGACCAAATGGTGCTACTGTAATTATACCTAATAAAAACAAATATGGGGAATATATTATAACTAAAGATGGAGTATCCGTTGCAGAACAAATCACATTTAAAGACCCATTAAAGAATATTGGTGCAAACTTAATTAAACAGGTTGCTAAAAAAACAGCTGATGAAGCGGGAGATGGTACAACAACATCAATAGTATTAGCTACAGCATTTGTTAATAATTTAAAAGATTTTAAATCTGTAGATATTAACAAAGCTTTTGATGAGATTATACCAAAAGTTATTGAACAACTAAAACTTAATTCACGAGAATTAAAACATGAAGATATTAAACACGTTGCTAGCATATCTGCTAATAACGATCTACAGATTGGTGAGCTTATTCAACAGGCTTATAACCATTCTGATATAGTTAAAATTGAAGAGAGTTCTAATACAGAAGATGTGTTAGATACTTTACCAGGAATGGCACTTCCAGTGAGTTACTTCTCTAAACATTTTATTACAAATCAATCTAAAGGTATTTGTGAATTTACTAATGTTAACACTTTAATTATTGATGGTAAATTAGAAAAGTTAGAAAACTTTAGAGCTATATTAGAATTGACACAACAACCTAATAATTCACTATTAATAATTGTTGAAGATATTCACGAACAAGCTCTTAGAAAGCTTGAAACTTTAGTTCTATCACAATCATTACCAATATGTATTATTAAGTCGCCAGGCTTCTCTAAACACCGTAAAGATCTATTGCAAGATCTATGTGAGTTTACTGGGAGTACATTAATTACAGATATATCTAAATCTTATAACACAGATATTCTTGGTAAATTACAATCTTGTAAAATATCTAAAAACAATAGTATATTAGTTAAAGATGATTCTGTAGATGTTTCTATTAAATTAGAATCTCTAACTGAATTATCTAAGAATATAGAGTTAGCTGAACACGATAAAGATTTAATTAAACAAAGAATTGAATATCTTAAAGGTAAAATATCTATTATTAAAGTTGGTGGTAAATCAGAACTTGAAGTAAAAGAACGTTTTGATAGATATGATGATGCTGTTAAAGCTGTAGCTTGTGCATTAGAAGAAGGTATTGTAGAAGGTGCTGGAATAGCTTTAAAACAATGTGTTTTTAATTTAAATTTTTATGATACCTTTGATTCTAAAAATTTAATAGATTCTATTTATAGTTGTTTTTTTGCACCATTAAATACAATAAAACAAAATGGTTGTAATATAAAAGATCAAACTCCAGGTATAGGTTTTGATTTAAATATTATTGACCCTCTTAAAGTAACTAGATGTGCATTAGAAAATGCAGTATCAGTTGCTAAAGTTATACTCAGTACTGAAGCTGTAGTATTAAATTCTGAAGAATGGATGAAATAAAATCCCTTTATAAAATGAATAAATTTCAAACTCCTTTAACTGATGAAATTAAAAACTCAGTCCCAAGAGAAGTTTGGTTGGAATTAATAGACTTTTTATCTTCTATAGAATTTATTAGAAGATTAGTAGCTACTGAAGATATTCGTGGTTATGCTAAAAATAGACCTAGAGAAACTAAGTTTTATAATGATAGTAGAGTTAATGTAGATTTAACAAATCCTCATATTTTAGAAGATATGGATTTCTTTAGAGAACGTGCATTATTCTTTGAAAAACATAATAAATATACTCATTTAACACCTAATCCAAATCCCAAATCTACATATGCTGAATTCTGGAAAGAAGAACAACGTAGATGGAAATATGGATTAGTTAGAGAAAGTGATGGTGAATGGATTCCAGGTCAATTATATTTTTATTGGAATTATAGTCCAATATGGTTAGTTGAAATTGTTAAAACTGAAAGTACAGGCAGGAAACAAAAAGGAGAACGTGTACAAAAATTTCCAAAACCTTGGTTAGGAGATTATTTATTCTATCATTATATGCAACAAGCTAGAGATGGTGGTATGCACGGTAAACTTCTTAAAACAAGGGGGGTTGGATTTTCGTTTAAAATGGGAGCAATATCACCTTGTAATATGTATGTATATCCTGGAACAGGAAACCCTAATTTTCACTTAGCATCTGAAAAAACTTTCTTAGCTGGTGATAAAGGTATTTGGGGTAAAGTTGTAGATACTCTTGACTGGATTGCAAAACATACACCTTTACCTAGAATGAGAACTGTAGATAGAGCTGGTAGTACTTTAGAAATACAATTAGGATTTAAAGATGAATATGGTGTACGTCAAGGATTATTATCTTCTGTACACGGAATATCATTAAAAGATAATCCTGATAAAGCTAGGGGTATTCGTGGACCACTTATTCATTATGAAGAAGATGGTTTATTTCCTAATCTTGAAAAAGCTTGGAATGTGAATTTAAAAGCTGTTGAGGATGGAGATGTAGGTTTTGGATTTATGTTAGCAGGCGGAACAGGTGGAGTTGAAGGAGGTTCATTTGAAGGTTCTGAAAAACTATTTTACAATACTGCTGCTTATGAAATATATGGTATTCCTAATGTATTTGATAAAAATACTAGAGGAGATACTACTTGTGGATTCTTTTGGGGTGGATATTTAAATCGTAATGGTTGTTATGATGAAGAATGTGGTGAACCTGATGTAATTAAAGCTTTATTACAAATTCTTACGAATAGATATAAAATTAAATATAATTCGTCAGATCCTTCTGCAATTACTCAAAAGAAAGCTGAGGAACCAATTACTCCTCAAGAAGCTATTATGCGTACTGAGGGAACTGTATTTCCAGTATCAGATCTTAAAGATTATTTAGAAACTATAATGGTAAGAAAAGAATCTTTTTTAGCTGAACATTATGTTGGAGAAATAGTTAGAACTAGTGATGGTAAACTTAAATGGAGATTAAATAATGATAAATTTCCATTAAGAAGTTATGATAAAGATAATGCTAATCGTGAAGGATGTTTAGAAATATTTGAAATGCCTTCTGAAAACGCAAATGGTGAAATAGCACATGGTAGATATATTGCAGGAATTGATCCAATCGATGCAGATTCAGGAACTTCATTATTTTCAATAATAGTTATGGATTTATTTACAGATAGAATTGTAGCAGAATTTTCAGGAAGACCTAGATTGGCAGAAGAAGCTTATGAAATAGCATTAAGAACATTAGAATTTTATAATGCTATAGCTAATTATGAAAAAAACTTAAAAGGTTTATTTAGTTACTTTGATAAAAAGAATGCATTGTTTAGATTATGTGACACACCTCAAATTCTTAAAGATATGCAAATGACTAAAGATATGGGTTATGGTAATACATCAAAAGGTACAATGGCAAATGCTGAAGTAAATAAATGGGGCAGAAAGTTACAAGCTGATTGGATGAATACATCTGTAGAAGATGAAGAAAATCCTGGTAAATTAAAATTACATACTATAAGAGGTTTGGCATATATTGAAGAATGTATTAAATGGAATTCAGATGGTAACTTTGATAGAGTATCTGCAGGTGGTATGTTATTTATACTTCGAGAAGATAGATATAAAAGAACACAATCTGCAATAGCTAATAAAGATAAACAAGTTGAAACTTTAGCAAATGATAAATTCTTTAATAAAAATTTTAATAAACCAAACGCTATGAACGAAAATCAAATATACTATTAATATATGATAAATCATTTTGAATTAAAAGTAAAATGTTGTATATTGTAAAGTTAAATAAAATTAGATAAATGGAAGTACGTAATTTAAGAATACAACAACCACGACAAAGATTACCTTATAGTAAAAAAGATAAAGAATGGAGAAAAGATAATTTAGATTTTTCAGATAAACATTCATTTTATCATGATGATAGAATTAGACGTACATTTAAAAATAAAGTTATTAATTATAATCTTTATAATGGTATTTTAGATATGCAGGATTTAACAGAAGTTGTTAATCCACATCACTTAGAAGCAAGTTATGTACCTAAAATGATACCACATATACCTATCATTGTTCCTAAAATTGATTTATTAGTAGGTGAAGAAATTAAACGTAGATTTGATTGGTCTGTTATTGTAACTAATCCAGATGCAATTACTAAGAAAGAAGAAGATAAAAAAACATTTCTTTTTCAAAAACTTAGTCAAATGTTACAAGAAAATTATAAAGATGATGAGTTAAAACAAAAAATGGATGAATTAGGTAAATATATGAAATATACTTGGAAAGACATTCGTGAAAAAATGGCAAATCAAATTCTTAGACATTATTGGCAAGAATTAAAATTTTCTGAGAAATTTACAGAAGGATTTAAAGACGCTTTACTTGTTGCAGAAGAAATATATTTAGTTAATATATCTCATGGTGAACCTACTTTTCAAAAATTAAATCCATTAAAAGTTCATTCTGTTAGAACGGGTAATTCAAATAGATTTGAAGATGCTGATATTATTATTATGGAAGATCATAAATCTCCTAATCAATTAGTAGATGAATATTACGATGAACTTAAACCTGATGAAATTGATCATTTATTAGAATACTCTACAAGAACAAGTAGAGGTACTTACTCTGAAGATTATGATAATCATACGTTATTTAGAGATAGAACTGATGCTGCTGGATTATATGATAGTATGACTCAAATGGCTGAATTAAATGGTCATTATTTTAATACTAACTATACTGATGAAAATGGTAATATTAGAGAATTAAAAGTTAGATGGAAATCATTACGTAAAGTTAAAAAGATTAAATTCTATGATGAATATGGTGATGAACAATTTAGATTTGAATCTGAAGAATATAAAGTAGATAAAAATTTAGGTGAAGAATCTACAGACTTTTGGGTATCCGAAGGTTGGGAAGGTGTAAAATTAGGTAGAGATATTTATCTTAAAATGAGACCTTTACAAGTTCAGTATGTAAAAGCTAATAACCCATCTAAAGGTCATTTAGGTGTAATTGGTCAAATATATAATACTAATCAAGGTAAATCTGTATCTTTAGTAGATAGAGCTAAAAACTTTCAATATATGTATGATGTAATGTTTGATAGACTTAATAAAGCAATATCTACAAACTATGGTAAAATATTAGAACTTGATTTAGCAAAAGTACCAGCTAACTGGGAAATTGAAAAATGGATGCATTTTGCAGTAGTAAATAAGATTGCTGTAGTAGATTCATTCAAAGAAGGTCAACATGGTCAATCTACAGGTAAACTTGCAGGTAATATGAATACTGTTGGTGGAAGAGCTATTGATATGGAAACAGGTGCTTATATACAACAACATATTCAATTACTAGAATTTATTAAAGTTGAAATGGGTGAACTTTGTGGTGTATCAAGACAACGTGAAGGACAAATTTCAAATAGTGAAACTGTAGGTGGTGTAGAACGTTCTGTAAATCAATCAAGTCATATTACTGAATATTGGTTTATGCAACACGAAGCTGTTAAAATTAGAGTATTAGAAGCATTTTTAGAAACTGCTAAAATAGCATTAAAAGATGTTGAAAATAAAAAAGTGCAGTATATACTAGATGATCAAACTATTGAGATTTTAAATATGGAAGGTGAAACTTTTGCAGAGTCTGATTACGGTTTATTAGTATCAAATACTCCTAAAATAATGGAACTTGAAAATGCTATTAAACAATATGCTCAAGCATTTATTCAAAATGGTGGTTCAATGACTACAATAATGGATATTTATTTTAGTCCTTCATTAATGGATATGAGACGTAAGTTAGAAATGGCGGAAGAACAAATGCAACAAAATCAATCTCAACAAGCACAAGATGCTAATAAAACACAACAAGAAGCAAATGCTACTTCTGCTGATTTAGAAAATAGAAAACTTGAACTTGAAGATGTAAAAAATCAAAGAGATAATGATACTAAAGTTTATATTGCAGAATTATCTGCAGATATTAACGGAGTGAGTGTTATTGATGATGGAATTAAAGATCCTTTAGCACAAGAAAAACTTCAATTTAATATAACTGAAGCTAGAAAGGATTATAATCTTAAATTAAAAGCATTAAATGATGATATGAAAAAACATACAGATAATGTAAAATTAAGAGAAGAAGCAAATAAAATTGCTAGAATTAAGAAAAAATAATAAGATAAACGCTATGGACGAAAATTAATCAACTAAGAATATTGTAATTTTTAGTTGACTTTTACCATAAAATTTATTATATTTGTATTAATTATAATAAAACATAAACATAATAAATAATCGAATGGAAGACGATAATGAATTAGGTATGGGTTTATTTGAAGGAAATCAAGAATTAAACTTTAATTTTGCAGTACCTGAAGATGACAATACCAATGAAGAAGAAAATAATAATAACACAAATGTAGAAGATACTACATTAGAAAATAATAACCACGTTGAGGACAATAGTTCAGAGGAAGTAGACGAGGAAGATGTTGAAGATGAAGGTAGTGAAGGCGGTGAGTCTTCTTCCAACCTATATTCTTCTTTAGCCGCTTTTGTTCACGAACAAGGATTGCTACCTTCTCTTGACATCGATTTAAAAGATATTAAATCTGCTGATGATTTTGCAAATGTTTTTAATAAAGAACTAGATATCCAAGCAGAATTAAGACTAAATGATTATTTAGCAAATTTAGATTTAAATAAAATAGGAACTGTTAAAAAAGAAATTAATGATTTAAATTCTATTGATATTTCTTTATTAAAAAATGATATTGATTTAGCCAAACGTATAATTTACGATGATTATCTTAATCAGGGTTTAGATGAAAAAAAAGCTAATAGGATGTTAAATCGATTAGTTGATTTAGGTGATGATGCTATATTGGAAGATGCAGAAGAATCATTAGAAAGTCTTAAAGAATTTAAGAATCGTGAAATTGAAAAAGAAACTAATTCTTATAAAGAAAGATTAGAATCAGATAAGTTAGAACAGTCTAGATTAAATGAACAAATGAAAAAAACCATTTATGAATCTAAAGATTTAATTTCAGGATTAAAACCTAATAAAGTTTTACAAGATAAAGTTTATAAGTCAATTAATGATATTGTTGGTAAATCTCCAGATGGAACTTTTGAAAATAAATTCATGAAAGAACGAAGAGAAAATCCATTAGAATTTGAAATTAGAATGTATCATTTTTATGAACTTACAAATGGTTTTAAAGATTTAAGTAAAATATCAATAAGTGCTAAATCAAGTGCTGTAAAAGATTTAGAACAAATTGCACGTAAAACAAAATTAAAAGATAATGGTACTCCATTATGGGCACAAGATGAAAATACATATAGTAATTTCTCAGGTCATGTGTTAAATTTATAATAAATTTTGGGAGGTAAATATAATCCAGAGACTTATAAAAAATATTACGAAGAAAATAAAGAAAGTATTAATACTCGTAAAAAACAATGGAGATTAAATAATCTAGAAGAAATTCGTGAAAAAGATAGAAGTCGAGATAGATCTAAATCTAGAAAAGAATATTATGATAAAAATAAAGAACTCTTAAAAGAAAAAAGAAAACTTTATACAAAAAATAATAGGGATAAAATTAACGAATGTCAAAACAAAAGAAATAGAAAAGCTAGAGAAGGTGTTGAAAGAATAAAAGCTCCTGGAGTATATAATTTAACACTTGCAGAAAGAAATAAAGAATTATGGTTAACTGAAACTCTTTATTTCTATCATCTTAAATTAATCGAAGATAATGGTTTTGAATTTTATAAATACGGTTTAACAAAAGATATTAAAACTAGATTAAAGAATATTCCATATACTGCAGAAATTCTAGAATTAACAATGTTAAATAAATACGACGCTATTTATAAAGAAATTGAATTATTAAATAATGTAGAAAAATATATTCCACAAAAAACATTTGGAGGTTACAATGAATGTTTTATAAATAAAATCTCCTTCCAAGATTAAATGGAAAACTTTGTATATTACAATGAAGTGATATACTTAAATATATATATAATATGTCAGCAGGCAAATTTATTATGACGAAAAGTCAAGCTTGGAGCGGCCTTAGTCTCAAAAATCACATCTCTCAATTGTTTGGTTCTCAACCACAATTAATTTCACCATTAACAACTGTATTGTTGCAAAACTCAGGAATGAAAAATTTGGATACAACCTTATCATTATTTCCTGAAAAAATTATAGCCACTGCAGATGATTTTGTATGGAAAGTTGTTGGTTCTGATGAACGTAGTATTGCATTAGTTGAATCTAGATATAATGGAGCTGTTGTAGATGCTAACACTGTCGGTGTTGGAGCTGCTAGAGCAACATTTGAAATGGTATTCGCTGAAAAATGGTTTACAAAAATGCATTTGATAGCAGGTCATAGACCAGATACATATCAAATGAGAATTATTGAAGATCCTTATGAAGAAGGTTCTAACTATGTTTATACTTGTGAAGTATGGGGTGGTCAAGAATCTCTATTAGGTATTCCAGGAGATGAATTTTTACCAGGAAATAGATTCTCTATTGAGGGTGCTCCTGTTGAAGATGAACTTTCTATTCAAGGTGCAGGTATTCAATTTACCTCTCCTTTCTTAATGAGAAATTCTGTTACTTCAATTCGTATGGAACATAAAGTTTCAGGTGCAATGATTGATTGTAAAATTCAACCAGTATATCATGCAGGTATTGAAACAAGAGATCCTAACACAGGAAAAGTACATAGTTCTACAACTTGGATGCAGGAAGTTTACTGGCAATTTGAAAAAGCTTTATCTCGTATTAAATCTCGTACTATCATGTTTGGTAAAACAAACCGTGATGAAAATGGACGTTTCTTGAATAAAGGTAATGCTAATATTGAAATTAAAGCTGGTTCAGGAATTCGTGAACAAATGGAAGTTTCTAATACCACTTATTACAATAGATTTTCTATTCGTATGTTGGAAGATTTACTATCTGAATTATCAGAAGGTAAATTAGATTGGGATCAACGTAAATTTATGTTACGTACAGGTGAAAGAGGAGCTGCTCAATTTCATAGAGCTGTATCAGAAATTGCTTCAGGTTGGGCTTCATTAGGATTTGATAATACAAACCAAAATGCAATTAAACAAGTATCTTCTAAATTCCACAATAATGCATTTAGTGCAGGATTCCAATTTACTGAATATAGAGCTCCTAATAACATTCACGTAATGTTAGAAGTCGATCCAATGTATGATGATAAAGTTCGTAATAAAATTCTTCACCCAGATGGTGGTGTAGCTGAATCTTACAGATACGATATTCTTTATATCGGTTCAATGGAAGAACCAAATATTCAAAAAGTAAAAGTTAGAGGTTCTGACGAATTACGTGGATATATGGCAGGTATTAGAGATCCTTATACAGGTCGTAGAGGTGGAACAATGCAATTAATGGAAGATTCTGCAACAATGACTGCTCTTGTAGAAGGAGTTGGTTCATTGGTAAAAGATGCTTCTAGAACTGCATCAATGATTCCATCATTGTTAAACTAAAATAAATTAAAATAGAGGTTGCGTTTAGGACGTGTGGGATTGGATCATAGGTGAGTATTGTCTCTGGGTCATTTCCCCATTTCTATTTTTATAATAAATTAAAAATCTTTCGGAAGAAGACAAATAAAAAGAAGAATGGAAAAAACATTAAAAGGTAATTTTACATTACCACAAGAAATTATTACACTTAGATATATTCATAGAAATAGAGGAATGGCTGCAAATGTAGATAAAAACCACGTAATAGCAGGTGGTCTATTATCAAAAGCAGTTCGTAAATTTTGTACACCTCTTATGAGAAATGGATCAATTGCTAATGTTTTAAGTAATGAAGAAAAAGAATATTTAGAATCTGTTACAGGTTTAAATTTATCTGTATATGGTGATTTTTGGAATACATTTAGAATTGCATTACATAAAGAAGATGCTAATAATAGATTAGATACAAGTAATCCAATGGATTTTATATCTTTAAAAATTTTAGAATCATTAAAAAATGAAATAGCTCCTTCTTGGGCAAGTCGTAATACTAAACAAACTTATCAATTTGCAATCTGTAGAGAAAACGAAGAGATGTTAGAAAATAAAGGTAAATATGATTCTAAGAAAGAAGCTTTTAAAATGTATGGTAAAATTGAAGATGATAAGGATAAATTACTTAGTGTTCTTAAATTACTTACAAATAAACCTATTTCACCAGAATCTAAATTAGATTGGTTACAACATAAAGTTGAAGAATTTATTGATAATGAAGCTGCTAAATTTGTTAATGTAATGAATGATAAAACTCTTTATACAAAAATGTTAATTAATACAGGACTTGATAAAGGTATAATTGTAAAAAAATCAAATAAATATTCAACAGAAGATGGTTTAGATCTCTGTAATTCAGGAGAAATTGCAACATTTGATAATGCAATTGCTTATTTAGACAATGTAAAAAATCAAGATGTAAGATCGTTGATTGAAGCTAAGATAAATAAAATTAAATAGTTATGACCAATTTAGAGTTCAAAAATGAGTTCAATTTAGCATATAATGCAATAGCCTCTATGAGCTCACCAGGAATTGACGATTACGAATTAAGCGTTTATTTAACAAAAGCTCAACTTGAGATTATTAAAAATTATTATGATCCTTTAAGTAATCGTAAACAAAAAGGTTTTGAAGCTACTGAAAAAAGACGTAGAGATTTAAATCAATTAGTAAAAGATTATAAAACAACTAATACTATTTTAAATTCTTTTAATATTGAACCAGAAGCAAAGTTTTATACTGTACCTGATGATTTATTTTTAATTGTTAATGAAACAGCTAAAATAATTTCTGAAGATTGTTATAATAATACTTTTTTAAAAAATATTAAACCAATATCTTATGATGAATATAATATTCAAAATGATAATCCTTTTGAAAAACCAAATAAACAAATTGCTTGGAGATTAGATTTATCAAATATTAATAATGTTAAAGTTGTTGAAATTATATCACCATATAATGTTTTAGGATCATTAGAGTATAGAATTAGATATATTAAATATCCAAAACCAATTATTATTACAAATTTAAATACTGCTTTTCCATCAGATAATTTAACAATTGATGGAATTTATGTAGAAACACCTTGTGAATTAAATACAGAAATCTGTAGAGAAATATTAGATCGTGCAGTAATGCTTGCACTAGTAGACTATAGACCTCAAAATTTACAAGTAAAGGCTCAGATGAGTCAAACAAATGAATAAACATGTATTGTTTATATATACATAAAAGAAAATCAGATAAAGAAATATTTTATATAGGTATTGGAAACAATAAAAGACCATATATAAAAAGTACAAGATCTAGTTTTTGGAAAAATGAAGTTAATAAACACGATTATATAATAGAAATATTATCAGATAATTTAAATTGGGAAAGTGCACAAGAAGCAGAAATTCAATTAATTAAATTATATGGAAGACGTGATTTAGGGTTAGGAAATTTAGTTAATCTTACAGATGGTGGAGATGGTTCACCAGGATGTAAACCTTCAAAAGAAACTAGAAATAAATTATCTATAGCTTTAAAAGGTAAGAATCTTGGTAGAATTAGTCCTATGAAAGGTAAAAAGAATCCAAAATCTATTAGATATGGTAAAGATAATTATTTTTATGGTTCAAAACTTAATACAGGAGAAAATAATCCCAATGCTAAAAAAGTAATTAATACTAAAACCAAAGAAATTTGGGATTATGCAGCAAATTGTGCTGAACAAAATAATATTAAAAAATCCACATTGATTGCGTGGTTAAACGGTCAAAATCCAAATAAATCTGATTTCAGATATTTATAAACAAAAATTATTATTAATTAAAAATTAAAACAGAATGATAACACCAAATCAAGTGGGTGAAATGATGATTGGAAACGCAGTAGCTATAGAAACAACTGTACCTACTTTTATTGCAACAGCATCAGACAAAGAATTAAAAGTACTATCTAAAGATGGTAGTGATGTTGCAGCAAAAAAACCCTTTTATATTTTACAAAAGGCAGATGGAATTCCTGGAGGATTTGAATTCTCTGATAAAGTAGATCCTAAATATGTAGATAAAGTTACAGTTACAGCTTATTCTGCTGAAGTGTTAGGTTCTTATAAAGTAGATGGTTTCAACACAGCAGGTGTTGTAGCAGCTAAAAGAACTTATGAAGTTGAAATTAGATTAGAAGATCAATTATCTCCTGAAAATTTTACAACTATTCAAGGATATTATGTAACAGGTCAAGTACTAGGTTCTGATACAGCAACAACTGTAAGAGATGGTGTTTTAGTATCTTTAAATAAAAATCTATCTAATCGTGGTGGAAAAGAATTCACTGCAGTTGCAGATGGTACTGGAATTTTAGTTACTGAAAAATATCAAGCTAATCGTGTTGGACGTGATACTGGTCGTAAATTACGATTTACTATTAAAGGTAAAGTTTTTGAAAATGTACCAACAGGAGATAATGGTTCAAACCTTAATGTTTTAACTACTACTCAAATAACTGCACCATATACTGGAACAGGTACTGGAAAATGGGTTACTAATGCAGAATATGTTCTTAAAGGATTTAAATATGATCCAGCAAGAGAATATGGTTTTCCAGCTAATTTTGGAAACTTAACTCCAACATATGCATCTGGATCAGGTGTTTATAATCTTATTCATATTAAACATTATATGCCACGTACAGAAACTTCTGTAGAACGTCAATATAAAGTTTTAACTATTGCAGTAGATAAAGTTGCTGATACATTAGCAAACAATGCTGCTACAAATGCAATTCTTACTTCTATTAGAACAGCAGTAGATACTTTTGCTGTAGTACCAGCTAATTTCGCAGTAATATAATAAAATAAATAAATAATAACCTTAAAGGCTGATTGTAAACATTAATTTGTACACAGTCAGCCTTTTTTTATATAAAAAATATGGCAGCAGTTATCGTAAATAACTTTGAAATTTTAAATGATGGACAACAACTTGCAATTGACGCAGAAACTGTTGCAGGAAGTATAATAACTTCAATTAAATTATGGAATATTGATACTTTTAAAGATGATTCTTTAAGTATTAATTTAAATTATAAATTACAACAAATTAATAATAAAGAAGTTTTTATAATAGATGCTAAAGAAGTAAGTGTTTATTCCTTTACTGATATTTGGTTTGTAGAAATTCAAAGTAATTATATAGGTATAGATGGTTGTGTAAATTGTCAAGATCCTGCTTTAGCTATTACTTATAATTTACAACCTTATTATAAGTGTATGTTAAATTATTTATTAGAGTCAGAAAAATCTATAGATTATAATTCTACAACTGTTTATTCAAATAATTTAACAATTACTGTAAATTTATTAATAGATTCTATTGAAAAATCATTAAGTATTGGATATTATTTACAAGCAATTGAAATGTTAAATAATCTTAAAAAACTTTGTAACATATCTAAATGTAAAAATTGTGAAACAGTTACTTGTAGTTCTTGTAGTAAATTTATACAACAATAATTAAATTATGCAACAAATAAATGAAAAATCACATAATGCTACAATAATTAGTTCTTTAAATAAAGAATATAAAAAAACTAAAATTGGTAAAACAATAATACCAAATGATATTTATTTATTAGATATTGTATATGATTTTTTATATGGAACTCATTTAGTATTAAGTGATATAGAAATAAAACAACTTTTAAAAATATATAATACTATTTTACATAGTTCTAAAGTAATTTGTAATAATAATTATCAAGAAATATATCAAATGACTAAAAAGGATAAATTCATACAATCTCAAAAAACAGATGCTAATAATATTCCTATACAACCAAAAGTAAATAAAATATATTATTGGCAAGAACAATCTTATCTTACTACAATAAGTGATATAATTCCATTATTAACTACTACAAATTATTTTACAAATAAATTATTTGATAGTTATATTAATTTTGAAAATATAGGTAAAACTATAAATTATCCTTATTTAGGTAGAATTTGTTTTTATGCTACAGAATCAGATAATAAAAATTTTATAATTACAGATATATTAAATAATAATGTTACAGACATATTTGATACCAATTATTCATCTACTTTAAATAATACTTTGTTTATATCTAAAGATTTTTATACACCTAGTGATATATTTTTCAAATTTAAAAAAATAATATAATAAAATGGCAAATCAATATAGTGCAGATATACCTAAAGGTTTTAACGTACCTAAACAGGTTAGATTAGATTCTATAACAGGTATTCAAAATGAATTAACTCTTAAAGATTTAGGAGTAGGTAATAACCTAGCATTTAAATATTATGAAGGTTTAAAAGTTTATTGTAAAGATGAAAAAACTGAATATGTTTGGAGACAAGTTGTAGATCTTGAAACAGGATTATTAACTTCAAACTTTGTATATCCAACTTATACGGCAGTAGATGGTATTGACTATTCTGGAAAATCTTTTAATTTTTTCTTAGTATCAAATTCCAATACAACACCAGCTAATGGTTCAGAAACTAAAATAAATGCAGGAACAAATACTACAGTAACAGGAGTTGGAACAATAGCTTCCCCATATGTTATAAATAGTACAGATACTGTAGCTAATGGTTCTGAGACTAAAATAAATCAAGGTACTAATATTACTATAACTGGTACAGGTACAACACTAACTCCTTATATTGTTAACGCAAATTTAACAGATTTAGGTATAGTTAAAACAGTAGGTAATGAAGTTATAGCTCCAGCACAGTCATTATTAATTATAAATAATGAGACTACTGGTAAAGTATTAACTACAAAAGAATATGTACAAAGTATAATTCCTTCAGTACCAGATGGTTCAGAAACTAAATTAAATGCTGGAAATAATGTTACAATAGTAGGTTCAGGAACAGTTTTAAGTCCTTATACAATTGAAGCTGTTATTAATACACCTCCAACTTATATAAACCAAGGAACTGGTATTAATATTACTGGAAATGGTAATGTTAATACCCCTTATATAATAAATTCAATAAGTGTTCAATCTGTTACTGGTAATATTATAGATAATACAGACCCTTTAAACCCAATTATCACATCTCCAATACTCAAGACAATTAATGGAGAATCTATAGTTGGTATTGGAAATATTCAAATAGGAGATAATTTACAAAAAATTATAACTTATCCTGCAGATTTTACAGGTACAAATTATACAATAACAAATAGTGATTATAATTATATTATCTTTATAAATAATGGTACTGTAGATGTATCAATTACAATTGATTCAGGAGTGAATATTCCAAATTTTTCAGTAGGATTTATTCAAGAAGGTACAGGTATAGTAACTCATTTAACATCAGGTGTAACATTAATAAATTCTATCGGTTATAAAATAAAAGGATATGGTCAACAAACTTTCATTGAAAAGAAATTAAATACAAATATTTATTATCTATTAGGTAATACTAAAATTTAAAATAAATGAGAGCTTTTAAAAAAAACATATATAAATTAGATAATAGGAGTTGTAATCTTAGACCATTAGTAATTACTACTACAAATCCAACAAATCAAACTGGTGATGATGGTACAGCAACAATAACCTATTCTGGTAATCAGGGAAATATATCATATAATATAAATAATGGTACATTTTATCAAGTATTATCATCTCCATTTACTATTATAGGATTAACCGCTGCTACTGCATATACTATTGTAGTAAAAGATGATTTTGAAGAAGGTTGTCAAAAATTAATTAATTTTAATTTAGGTGAATCATCATTTCAATTTAATGCTGATTATATAATGTTAACTTATGAATTTACAACTGGAATGGATTTAGATACTAGAACTAGAATCGTTACACCAGATGTAGGACAAAATACACAAACTACATATTTAGGATGGGGAAGACAAACTCAATATCCTATCACAGGAACTCCGTATGAAACTTGGGGTGGTGATAATACAGGAACAGGGTACGAATCTGTTTTATTTAATATAAATTTATTTAAAAATACTTATCCTTTAGAAAATATTTTAGTAATTGATGCTAGATGTTTTTGGTATAATACAGTAGGTACAACACCTGTAAATGTAGCTGCTACTTTATGGAAAGGCGGTTCACCAATTAAGAATGGTTTCTTATGGGACAATCCTACAGCAACAGATGCTTTTCAAATAAGTTCTGTTGGTAAAATGATTACATTAGCTCCTACTGGAGATAAATCAACTAGTTCAGGCGAAAGAGTTGCAACACTTACTTATAATTTAAGTAATAATATAGGAACATTAAATAATAATGATACAACAACACCTTCTGTTTAAGAAGATTAAAAATATAAAATATGGTAATAGAATGTAATACAATTTCCCAAAATATTAACGAACTGTTAATCGCTTTTCAAGATTGTAATAAAATAAAAAATTCTGATTTAAGAAGATTGGTAGAATTAGTATCTGCGGTTAATACTTGTCAAAATGGTGGTCCAAATTATAATACGTTAGTTACGAATTCATATTCTCCAATAACAGATCAAATAGTTACATATCCAGTAAATACATTTCACTCAATAACCATAATTGTTATAAGTGGAAGTATTATATATAATTCATTTACATTTCCAGCAGGTACAACTCAAAATATAGAAGTAACAACTCTTAATCAAACTTCTGTAACATTTACAGTGAAGGCGGGTAGTCAAGTATCTGTAGAATATATAATTGAAACTGTAATTATTTAATAATGGCAAAAATAACAACTACCCTTGTAAGTACATCATCTTTAGAATTAAAACTAGATAAATCCACTTATATAGGAAATGCACAAGATTTAGATACTAGAATTGATGTTTTAGAAAATGGAGTACCAACTGACTATTCTAAAATTGTTTATGTAAATGCACTAACACCAACAATAGCAACAATATTTGATTTAAATAATCCTCCAACAATAAATGATAATTTATTAAAAATAGATATTAATAATTTATATATAGGAAGTGATGCATCAACTTGGGTTTATAATAGTAGTACATTAACATATATAACAAAAACAATACAATCATTATCTAATTTCTATTTAACTAGAACAACAACTGACGCAGGAAATACAAAAACTGAAAATATTTCAAGAATAGGTTCTATTTCTGCTTCAAATTTTATAGGCGCTGGTACAGGATTAACTGGAACAGCAACTTCATTAAGTATTGAAGGTACTGCGTCAACTATTACAGGAAATATTACTGAAAGTCAGGTGACAGGATTGGTGACTGATTTAGCGAGCAAAGTTGACAAAGTAACAGGTAAAAGCCTTATTTCAGATACAGAGATTACAAGATTAGCAGGTGTTTCAAACGTTGACATTTCAGGTAAGGTAGACAAAGTTACAGGTGAAAGACTTATTAATGCTCTTGAAATCACCAAGCTTTCTAATCAGTCAGGAACGAATACAGGCGACCAAGATTTATCAGGAAAAGAAAACACTTCAAATAAACAAAACTCATTAGCAGTTGACGGAACAGGAGTTAAGTTCCCTACGGTAGATGCGGTTAATTCTGGACTGAATTTGAAAGTAGATAAAGTTGCAGGTAAAAGTTTAATCTTAGATACTGAAATCACACGATTAGGAACCCTCGCTAACTATACACACCCTACTAATCATCCTCCAAGTATTATTACCCAAGATGTTAGTAATAGATTTGTCACTGACGCTGAAAAGGCAACATGGAATGCTAAACAAAATGATTTAGGGTTCACTCCAGAAAATACAGCTAATAAAAACATAGCGAGTGGTTATGCTGGACTTGGCGCAGATGGAAAATTAATTTCATCACAACTACCTAGTATCACTATTTCAGACACTTATGTAGTAGCTTCTCAGGCTGAAATGTTAGGATTAACCTTGGCAGATAAAGGTGATGTAGCAGTACGAACTGACTTAAATAAATCGTTTATTTTAAAAGGAAATCTTTATTCTACACTCACTGATTGGCAAGAACTACTTACACCCACAAGTGCTGTTACAACTGTATTTGGTAGAAACGGAGCGGTTACTGCTCAAACAGGGGATTATACTGCTACACAAGTAGGCGCACCAAGTGGTTCAGGTAATTCAACTGGAACTAATACAGGTGATGAAACTTTATCTACAATTAAGACTAAACTTGGGATTACTACTCTATCAGGAAGTAATACAGGAGACCAGGATATTTCAAGTAAAGAAAACACGGTAAACAAACAAAACTCATTAGCAATTGATGGAACAGGGGTTAAGTTTCCTACTGTGGATGCAATAAATTCTGGATTGGCTTTGAAAGTTGATAAGGTAACAGGCAAGTCGTTAATTTCAGATACAGAAATCACAAGATTAGCAGGAGTTTCAAACGTTGATATTTCGGGTAAAGTTGATAAAGTTACAGGTAAAAGTTTAATCTTAGATACTGAAATTACAAGATTAGCAACATTGGCTAATTATACACATCCAGCAAATCATCCTCCGAGTATCATCACTCAAGATGTGAGCAATAGATTTGTTACGGATGCTGAAAAAGTAATATGGAATGGGAAGCAATCTGCATTAGGTTTCACACCAGAAAACACAGCCAACAAAAATATAGCAAGTGGCTATGCAGGATTAGGAGTTGACGGAAAATTAATATATTCCCAGCTTCCGAGCATTACTATATCAGATACTTTTGTGACTGTTTCACAGGCTACAATGCTAGCCTTAATAGCACAAACAGGAGATATATCTGTACGTACAGACTTAAATAAATCATTTATTCTAAAAGGTACCGACCCAACTTTACTTTCAGATTGGCAAGAATTACTAACACCTACTAGCGCAGTTACTACTGTATTTGGAAGAAATGGTGGGGTAGTAGCTCAGACAAATGATTACAATGCAGACCAGATAGGTGAAACCGCCACAAGAGTATTTCAGACACCTGCTCAAAGAACTAATAATGATGCTACGAGTTCTATTCAGACACAATTGAACGGGAAACAACCTACTTTAGTTTCAAACACAAACATTAAAACAGTTGGAGGAACTACAGTTTTAGGTACAGGAGATATTGCACTCCCAACCTTATCAAGTTTAGGAGCTGCTCCAGCAACAGGTTCCGCAAACTACATTCAAAATCAAAATGCTTCTACTCAATCTGCTAATATGTGGGTTAATGGGAATGGAACTTTTGGAGATATAAAAATATTACGCGATGTATATCAGAGCATAATCTTAGATAGAAGTATTAATGTCAATTCACCGACTTTATTCTCAATGGGGATTACTTACGATGTGCCAAATAATGATTTTTTTAGATTAGGACATCAGGTCGCGGGTGTTGGTCAAAATGATTTTACTGTATCAAAAACAGGAGCAGCCACCTTCTCTTCAAGTGTTACGGCAACAGGAGCGTTTATTACGTATGCTGATTTTACTACCCTTAAAGGAGCATCTAACACCATAGGTGGAGGTTCACTTATAAACTTTGGGAATGGACTATCAGGAGCATCTAATCGACAAACTTTATTCCAATTGAATGCCAGTAACGGGCTAGACTTGTGGCATTTTAACGGATCTAGTTATGTTAATACAGGTTTCAAATTAAATTCAGATGGTAGTTTGAATGGGACAACAGCCACCTTCGCTTCAAGTGTAACGGCAACGTCATTAATAAAATCAGGAGGAACTTCATCACAATTCTTAAAAGCCGATGGAAGCGTAGATAGCACAGTATATGGTACAGGAAGCGGCACAGTAACCTCTGTAACAGGCACAAACGGGGTAACCGTAGCAACTGGAACAACAACACCAGTTATAGGATTAGGAGCTATTACACCTACTTCTACTAATGGAGTGAGTGCAGCTACTATGGCTTATGTTGATGCAACGAGTAGTATTCAAACTCAGTTAAATGGGAAACAAGCATCAGGAAGTTATGAAACTGCATTTACTAAGAATACTGCATTCAATAAAAACTTTGGAACAATAGCGGGGACAGTTGTAGAGGGAGGAACTTTAGGTTCTAATGCTTATAACTCTACTGCTTATTTGCCATTAACGGGAGGGACTTTAAGCGGTGCTTTAAACGGAACATCAGCCACCTTCTCTTCAAGTGTAACGTCAGCATCACACGTAACAACAGGCGGTATAGCAAGTCAATTTGTAAAAGGAGATGGGAGTTTAGATGCTACGGTATATGCTCCTTTAGATTCACCGTCATTATCAGGAACACCAACAGCACCAACGGCCACAGCAGGAACAAACACCACACAGATAGCGACAACTGCTTTTGTATTGGCTAATCCACCTTCAAATGCAGTATTACTTACTGGAAATCAAAGTATAACGGGGGAAAAAACATTTACTGGTGGTATAATTTCTGGAAACTCATCAACGGGTATCGGGATAAGTTCCTCTAATACCTCAATAGGTACGGGATTCTATTCCGGTAACTCCTCAACAGGAATTGGACTCTATTCTGCTAATGATTCAACAGGGACGGGATTCTTTACTTATAATACCTCATCGGGTAAAGGCGTTGTTATTAATAACACAACAGCAGCAACTGGTATTCCGTTTACTATCCAAAAAAATGGAGTAGATAAACTAACTATTACAGATAACGGAGGAATTCAGGCAGGAGCAGCCACCTTCTCTTCAAGTGTTACGGCAACAGCACTCATAAAATCAGGAGGTACATCTTCTCAATTCTTAATGGCTGATGGTAGTACATCAACTGCGGGGACAGCTCCTATCCAACTAAAAGACTTTTACCCAGATTCCGCGGCAAATATAGGTATTAACGAAACAGACTTACTCACTTACACTATAGGTACAAATAGGCTAAATGCACCAGGTGAAAAATTAGTAGCCATTTATGGAGGTATTTTCAATGATGCAACCGCAACAAGTCAATTGAGAGTGTACTATGCAGGTTCAGTAATAGCAGATACGGGAGCATTAACAATGAGCGTTACAGGCGCATGGATAGTGAATGTTTCAATTATACGAACTGGAGCAACAACTGCAAGAGCAATGGTAAATATTTCTACACCAGGTGCAAGTACAGCGTCTTACACGAATTATACTCCTTTAACAGGACTGACTTTTTCAGCATCAGCGATTCTAAAAATAACTGGCACAGCTAACGGTGCAACTGGGGGAAATGGAGATATTAATGCAACTTATGGGAATATAATCTGGCAACCAGCAGCTTTATAAATTAAAATTAATAAATAAATTTAGAAGTTGAATATTCAAACCCAAATAATTAATCTTTAAATAAATAAATATGAATAGACAAGAATATATAGATAAATATTTAGGAAAAGCAATTAGTAAAACTTTCACAGTTTTTTTAATTGCTACAACCGCTTTATTTGGTTCTAAGTTAACAGGTAGTGAGTGGACTGTAATTGCAACTGCCTATATAGGATCAACAAAAGTAACAGAAACTATATTAAAATTAAAAAATAAATTATAAAATAACTAAATAAAATAAAATATGATAGATAGTGGAGATGCTAAAGATGTTTTAGTTAAAGTTATTGATACAGAACCTGGAAATAGATCATGGGTTCTATCTTTAATAATAATCATTATCTTAGCTGCGGGTAATTTCTTTTTTTATTCTAGAGCTAATAATGCTGAAAATAGAGAATCGAATACATACCAAAAATTAGAAGTTCAAAAAACTTTAAATCTATCAGACAGTAAAGATTGTTTAAAGGCAATTAGAGAAGCTGAAAGAAACAAAGATATTGAAAATAAAGTAGAATTAGATAATTTGAGAGATAATTATAATAAAGAATTAAAAGAAAAAGCTAATAAATTAGAAAGAGATTTAAACAACATACGTAAAAAATTAGGACAATGAAAAGATTAAAAATATTATTTATATTGTTTACTTTTTTAATATGTACAAGTTATAATCAAAATATCAAATTAAGTTTAGAAGAAGAAACTTTACAAATTAAAAAAAGTTTAGATAAAACAGAAAAAGGATTAATTGAAATTAATAAAATTTTAAATGACCCTTATTATAAATATAAAATTAAATAATTATGGCATCAGATATTATTACACTTGGTAAAATTAAAACTTTACATCCTAAGATTAGAGAAGAAGTTTTGGAGATATATAGTTATGTTAATGAAAAATTATTAGGAAAAGGTATTAGATTAAGATTTACTTCTACATATCGTTCACCAGAGGAGCAAAATAAACTATTTAATCAAAAACCTAAAGTTACAAATGCTAAAAGTTGGCAATCTATACATAACTATGGTTTAGCTTTAGATATTGTATTATTATATGATTTAGATAATAATGGTACATTTGAAACTACCTCATGGGATATGAATAAAGATTTTGATAAAGATAAAATTGCTGATTGGATGGAAGTAATTAATTATTTTAAATCAAAAGGTTATGAATGGGGTGGTGATTGGAAATCATTTAAGGATTATCCTCATCTTCAAAAATCTTTTGGATTAACTTGGCAAAAAATGAAATCTAAAATAGATAATGAAGATTATATTTTAGAAAATAATATTAAATATATAAATATATGATCTCAACTATAAAATATATTATAATCGGAGTGGTTGTTTTAATATTATCTTTCTTTATAGGTAGATGGACATCACCTAAAGAAATTAAAACTATTAAAGTAACTATACCAGAATTATCTGGTAAATCACCTATTATAATTAATCCTAAACCATTAATACAAATTAAAGATAGTTTGATATATAAAGACAGTTTAATTATCACAGAGAATCCTTTTAATAAAGAATTAGCGGATAAATATGTTAATTTAGAATCTGAAACAGAACGTTTAAAAGAATTTATAAAATCAATAGAACTTAGAAAATATCAAATCCCTTTTGAAAATGACACTATTAAAATTGTAGGAGATGTAGAAGTTCAAGGTGAATTAAAATCTTTAACATATAATTGGACAATTAAACAAAGAACTTTTGATATACCAGTTAAAATTAATAAACCAACAATAAATTTATTATTAGGTGGTAGTATATCAAATACTGTTAAATTAGACAAATTTAATTTTAATGCAAATTTAGGTATTCAACGTAAAAATGGAGATCTTATATTGGGTTCTTATGGGATATTTGATAAATCAATTCAAATTGGATATTTAATTAATTTGAAACTATAATAAAAATAATTATAAAATAATTGCAATTTTATTAGGTTTTTACAAAATAATTGTTTATCTTTGCAATTATTAATCAATATATTATATATGAAGCTGGAAGATATAAAAAACTTTCTTAGGGAAAAAAATGGATACATCAAGTTTGGAGCTTATAAATTATCTACAATATTAGATTGTAATGAAGATTTATGTTATCAAGCATTAGGTGAAATTCGTAAAGAATTTAAACAATATAAAGAAAATAAGGAAACTAGAGATATTATTGAACAAAATTTTAAATCTTCTCAAGATGTATTTGGGAATGCGTTTAAATATCAAGAATACCCAATGACTACAGATGAATGTTTTGTTAAAAAATTTAAATCTGGTAAAAATGTTTTAGTTATTGGAGATTTACATTTACCTTTTACATTAGATGGTTATTTAGAACATTGTATTAAAGTTTATAAAAAATATAATTGTGACACTGTTATTTTTATAGGTGATATATTAGACCTCCATTTCACATCATACCATGAGACTTCTACAGAAGGTTATGGTGCTACACAAGAGCATGATTTATCAGTAGAAATGTTAAGAAAATGGTATAAAGCATTTCCGAAAGCTTATGTAACAATTGGTAACCATGATGCTTTAATATATAGAAAAGCAATGAGTGCAGGTATTTCTAAAAGATGGATTCAAAATTATTCACAAGTTTTAGGAACTCCAGGTTGGGAATGGGTTACAGATGTTGTAATTGACGATGTATTATATACACATGGAACTACAAATGCTTATACTAAAGCTAAGCAAAATTTAATGTCCACAGTTCAAGGTCATCTTCATTCGCAAGCAGGTGTCCAATTTTATGTTGGAGCTAAATCTAGAATCTTTGGGTTTCAGGTAGGGTGTGGAGTTGATATGAAATCTTATGCTATGGAATATGGAAGAAATTTTCCAAAACCTGTAATTAGTTGTGGTGTAGTAATTGAAGGTTTACATCCTTATTTAGAAGTAATGGATTTAAAATAATAAAATATAATAATAACAAATCGAAGCCATTCCGTAAGGGTGGCTTTTTTTATATACACAAATATATGGTAATTTCCAAATTAATTTACGATGTCAGAACAGCTATTAGAGATACTGTAGACGATCAGAAGTTTTCCAATAGATATATTATATATCTATATAATTTAAAACGTAGTAAATATCTGCGTAATGACGCAAATAATTTACAAAAATTAATAGATACTTCAATATTACAGAAATTCTGTATGGATATGGAAGAAGTATCTGTTAATGAATGTGGTTTAGACTACGATTGCGATACTATAATGCGTTCTAAGAATACTATTCCCATTCCATTAGAATTACATCTTAAATCAGCTATAACAGAAGTTAAACCTTCTGTTAAAATAACTAAACCATTTAACTTTGTTAATAAAGAACGAGCTGTTTGGAGTCAGTACTCACCTTTTGCAAATTCAATCTATGCTTTTTTAGATACAGATAAAAAAATCTATTTAATAAGTAAATCTGAAACAGTTAAATTAATTGATTGTATTACAGTTACAGGTATATTTGAAGATCCTTTAGAATTACAAAATTATAAAAATTGTTGTAATTGTGAAGATTCTAAACCTTGTTTTGATGAAGATGAAACAGAATATCCATTACAAGCTCATCACATTGATGCAATTCGTTCTGAGATTATACAAACTCTTATAGGAACTTTAAAACTTCCTGAAGATAATATTAATGACGCTAATGATTAATATCAGATCTGAGGGTAGGATAAATACGGATTTTGGTATTAAAGATTATTACAATTATTACAAGTCTAAATCTAAAGAACCTAAATCTAAAACTTTATTTGATAAAGTAGTTTACGACTTTAATAAAAGAATTGTAGAAAAGATAATTAATGAAGATTTGGAATTTACACCAGTTAAAACTAAATTTACATTCTGTATTAGAAAAAATAAACGAGGTATTAAATTAGTAGATAATAAAGTTGTAAATACACATCCAATTGATTGGAAAACAACAACTCAATTATGGGAAAATGATGAAGAGGCTAGAGAAAAAAAGTTGATTATTAGATTTTTAAATAATCATACTTCTAAATATGTATTTAGAATATTAATGTTAAAAGGTAAAGGTTCATATTTAAATAAAAGATTTTTTAGATATAAACCACCACGTTCTTTTCAAAGAACTTTAGCTAAAAGGATATTAAATCCAAATTTAGACAATTATGAAGCATATAAACAATATTAAATATAAAAAATGGTCTCAGGAAAAAATATAAGTGTCGGGAATATACTATGGAAAGTATTAAAACAACCAATAGTTCAAGATTTAAAATATGAAGATGCTGCAGAATATGCAATTGAATATCTAAGATTAATAGGAGCTCCTTTAACTTTTGAAGATAAAGTTGAACGTATTAAACTTAGTAATTATAAAGGTTTATTACCAGTAAATCTTATTAATATAAAAGGTATTCAATATACTGATTCTGAATGTGATGGTGGTATTGCAATGAGATATGCTAGTGATATTTATCATACTGATATTGATAGAAATTCTATTGGTAATCAAGAATATACATATATAACTCAAAATAATGTTGTAACTACTTCAATGAAAGATGGATGGGTTAATATTTCATTTAGTGCGTTAGCTACAGATGAGTTTGGTTATCCTTTAATACCTGATAATGAATCATTTAAAGTTGCTTTAGAATATTATATTATTCATAGAACACTTGAAGGATTATGGTCAATGGGTAAAATTACAGATAAAGTATTTCAATATTATGAGCAAAAACGTCATTATTATTCAGCACAATCTACTAATTCAATGACTATTAAAAATATGGATCAAATGGAAACTATGATGAATGCAATTAATAGAATGATTGTAGATGTTAATCCTCAAGAAACATTCTATAAAAATTTTGGAATTAGAGAAGTTGTTAAAAGACATAACTAAATTATAAATATGGAAAATAAAAATATACGTCATTCTTATGGAGGGATGTCTCAAGATATTTCAGCATCTAAACCTCAACAAAATTTTTATTATGAAGGACGAAATATTAGGATTAATGCAACTGACTCACAAAGTACAACGGCAATTACAAATGAAAAAGGTAATTCTTTAATTTTAACAATTCCAACTCCAGTTATTAATAATTCAAATATTAATTTAAAAAAGATTCTTTATAATAATAAAGAATTAATTTATAAAAATTCTGAGATTGATAATTTATCTATGAGTGGAGAACAGATAATTATAGGTCATTCTAATAGTAGAAATCATGTAATTTTATTTACAACAGATAATAATGGTTTTGATTGTATTTGGAAATTAACTTATGATACATATGATTTAACATTATTATATATTAGAAATATGGGATTCTCTGAAAATAATCCTATACAAACAATTAATAATTTTGAAAATAAAGATGTTGATAAGGTATATTGGGTTGATTCTAAATCACAAATGAGATTTATAAATATTTATCATTCTATAAATAATAAAGATATTGAAGAATTAATAGATATTTCTATTGATGTGATTGATATGGTTGGTAAATATAATTTAAATCAACCTATTATATCTAGTGTAATTTCTGGAGGAAATCATACATCAGGGGTTATACAATATGCATACAATTTATATAGATTAAATTCTTCTCAAACTAAAATTAGCCCTTTAACTGACTTAATTTCATTAGGTAAAAGTAATCAAGGTGGAGATATAAATGAAGTTGTAGGAACATTACCAATAATTAATATAGATAATATAGATTCTAATTATACTAATATTAGAGTTTATGCAATAAAATATACATCTTATAATGAAATACCTTCTATAAATATAATAGAAGATAGACTTATTCCTAATAATAAATCAATTCAAGTATTTGATGATGGTTCTATTATTAGTAGTTTATCATTAGAAGAATTTATATTTTTAGGTTCTGATATTATAATTCCTAAACATATAAATAGTAAACATAATAGATTATTTTTTGCTAACTATCAAGAAATAAATTTTGATGTAACTTTAGATACAAAAGCATATAGTTTTCCATTAAATAGTACAAGTACATTAATATATAAAGATTTAATATTAAATAATGGAAATCCTGATGGAACATCATTAACTGTTTTTGCAGATTATAATGTTCCTGAAAATCATGATTCTATTAATCTTAATTATGATACTAGACGTTATCAATACAACAGTTCAATACAAGGAGGAGAAGGTAAATATTTAAAATATACACTTACTCAAAGTAATAACTATAATAAAAATAATAAATATTTTAAAGATGATGAAATTTATAGATTAGGAGTTATATTTTATAATAAATATGGACAAAAATCTTTACCAAAATGGATGGCTGATTTTAAAAGTAATTCTGGTAATTTAAAAAATTTATATAATACTTTAAAAGTAGATTTTAAAAATGAATTTTTAGTTTGGTTAAATACAAGTTCTAATTTTCAAACAGAATATGATATACCAGTAGGTTATAAAATATTAATTGCTGAAAGAACCATTAATGATAAAACAATTGTTGCAAATGGATTTTTAACATCTATGATGATTAATTATAAAACTACAAATCAATATGCAGATTCTATATTATTAGCTACTAAAAGTATTACAGATACTTTACCTAAATTACCAAATATATTAGCTAGAAATTGTAATACTAATTTATATGGTAATACACAACCTTTAAGGAAATGTAGTCATCTTGATATAATGAACAATCTTACAGAAGATCCAAATACAGAGATTCAAAGAGCTTTTTATGGAAATAAAGATACTGCAGGTAGATTTTATCAATATAATTCAATGATGCAACTATATTCTCCTGAAATATTATTTAATGAAAGTATTCCTTTATCTCAAAATTTAAAATTTAAAATAAAAGGAATTATTACAAATAAATCTAATGATTCATGGGGTAGAGTTATTGAACCTTTAACTAGTACTATTTTACAAGAAGGTAAAGTATTTAATGGTATATCTTCATTTTATTCTGGATCAAAAGAATCAATTGTAGGAGATGTAAATAATGTATATGGTTACGGTTTAATTGCTCATCCAGGAGGTAGTGATGCTAATAAAGTAATACATACGTTATTCTATAGAAAATATTCACAAGACGATATGAGTAATAATAGTCTTATCTTTTCTACTCCTAATAATAAAGTTACTTATGATGTTTATGGTATTCCAGAAATTACTGAAAAAGGTCAGGATTTTACAACATATAATAATGATCCAAAATATAGATATTCAAATTCTTTACAAAGTTTTTATTCAGATGGAGATAGTAGTTGGAAGGAGGATGGGTTATATAATAGAAAAATTATATCTATAAATAGTTATGGTAACAAATGTCTTACTTTTGTTTTAAATTCTAATAGTAGTATAAATAGTTGGGATAGAACTAAATTAGAAACATTATATTCCAATACTGGTAATGGAGGAGATAATAAAGCTATAATTGGAGAATTTGTAAAATCTGATGATGAAATATATTTAGGTAATATATATGGTGGAAATACATATGAAGATAAAAAAAGAACTAATTATATTGAAATTGGTAATTTAATTAATTTATCTATAACTTCAACATTATCTCAATTATCTAATATAATTGATAGTCCAGGAGATACTTTTGTTAGAAATTTTAAATTTTTAAGAATTACTAATACAGATACTGATATTTTAACACAAGGAGTATATAAATATGAAGAAATTATAGAAGTTTTATGTGAAACTACTGTAGATTTAAAAAATAGAAATGATATAAGTATTAATAATTGGGATTCTAAATTTCAATATCAAGATAAAGAATATCATAAATATAATAGAGTATATTCTCAAATGTCAAATTTAATTAAAAATAGAGATATTAATTATAATATTAAAAAATTAAATAGTTTTGATACTAATATTATTTCTTCAAAATTAAAATTATCTGGAGAATTAATAGATAGTTGGACAGATATATTACAAAATGAAGTATTAACTTTAGATGGTAAATATGGTTCTATAAATGGTTTGACAAGTTTTAATGATCAATTATATACATTACAAAATAAAGCATTTGCTTTTATATCTATAAATCCTAGAGTTCAGGTACAAGGTAGTGATGGTATTGCTGTAGAGTTAGGATATGGTTCAGTATTACAAGAATATCGATATGCAAGTACTGAAAGTGGTACAGTTAATAAATGGAGTATTATACCAACATCTAAAGGTGTTTATTATTATGATTTATTAAATAAAGCATTTATGTTATTTAATGGTCAAATACATAATATTTCTGATGAAAAAAATATGCATTCTTATTTTATAAAAAATACAGAATTAAATTATCTTAAAATAGATAATCCTTTAATTAAACAAGGAATTTCTTCAGGTTATGATCAAATTAATGATGATATATTTATGACATTTCATAAAGAAAATGAATCTTTTACTATTTCATATAATGAAAGACGTAATGAATTTATATCTTCTTATGATTATTTACCAAGTATATATATAGGAAATGGTAATTATTTTATTACAACTAATCCTAATTTAAAATCATTATATCGTCAATATGCAGGAAATTATAATAATTTTTATGGAATAAATTATCCTTCTTATATTATATTAAATGTTAATCCTGAAGCAGATATGGATACAGTATTTGACAATATAATGTATAAATCTGAAGTATATTTAAATGATATTGATCAACCTGATAAAACATTAACTAAAGTTAGACTTTATAATGAATATCAAGATTCTGGTTTAGTACCATTAACAGTAGGTAGAAATTCAAATCTTAGAAGAAAATTTAGAAATTGGAATGCTATTCTACCTCGAAATCAAAATTCTAGAGAAAGGATTAGAAATCCTTGGGTTAAACTAGTATTACAATTTGATAATACTTCTAATTATAAATTAATATTACACGATGTGATAATCTCATATTCTATGTAAAAAACAACATAAAGGTATAGGTAATATTTTAAAAAATATAATCTATACCTTTTTTTGATTATAAAATATACAATAATTTACTAGGAATAAAATGAATAATTGTTTATCTTTGTAATTCAACAAAGATAATTTTAAATAACAATACAAAATATGACAAAATATGCACAAAATGGAGGTCTTACTCGATTTGATACAGGAGGAACTCACTCCCAGAATCCAAATGGTGGGGTAAATATAGGAAATAATAATAGTGTAGAAGAAAACGAAACAAAACAAAATAATTTTGTTTATAGTAATAGAATATTTCTAGATGCTAATACTGTATCTCAATATAATTTACCTAAATCTTTAATTGGTAAATCTGTTGCAGATGCTAGTAAATTAATTGATAATAAATTTAAAGGTAGAAATGATAAAATTTCACAATCTACTAAAAATTCAATGTTATCTAAAGTTGCAGAAGCTCAGGAATCTATGAAACCACCAGAACCTGAAATAGAGCAACCACAAGAGCAACAAGAACAACCTCAACCCGAAATGCAACAACAAAGTATTCCTCAAAATAATCAAAATGATCAACAACAAATGGCTTTTGGTGGTTATACTAAAAAATTTGATGTAGGTGGATTTGCTCAGTATGGTTTAGATCCTAATATAGGTATTGGTTATAATTATAAACCTACTGGAATGACAAGTAATTCTGTATTAACACAACCTTCAATATTAACAAATGGTCAAGGTACTACTGGTACAGGTGATTTAACAGGAGGATCTTCTGTTGGAGGAATAAGTACAGGAGGAGTAGTATCTGCAGCAACAACTGCTTTAGATTTAGGCAAAGTTGCGTTTGGTAAACCTGCACAAGATACTTCTGGATTAAATGCATCTACAGAAGTTAATAAAGGTAATATAATTACAGGTAGTGCAATGAAAGGGGCTCAAACAGGTATGGCATTTGGACCTTGGGGTGCAGCTGCTGGTGCAGTAATAGGTGCAGGAGCTGGGATATTAGGTGCGAATAAAGCTAAACATGCTGCTTTAACAAATTCAAATAATTTTGCATTAAATACAAATAGAAAATTTTCAGATCAATATGCATTAGGTGGTAATTTAATGTCTGGAGATCCTACATTAATTACTAAAGATAATTTAGCAAATACAACTATAATTCCAGGAGCAAATATATCTAATCAATCAGATAGATTTAGATATGCTGTAGGAGAACAAGGTGGTATACAACATAGTTCATCAGGTGAACAAGGTCATTATTTATATTATGGTAAAAAACCAGGTGATTCAGGATTTAATCCTAATGTAAATAGAGAGTTTGTAAATCAAGGTGGTTATGATACATATATGAAATCTCCACAAGGACAACAGTATCGACATAATTTACAAACACAAACTACACAACCAATTGAACAATTTGCAATGGGTGGTAAAACGAATCAAATGTATAATGGTGGTGATTATTATGAAAATAACAAACCTTATTTTATGACAAATCCAGGAACTATTTTAGGACCTAATAATCAATTAAATAACAATCAAACAAATAATGGTTATTATGAAGATTTAAAATTAACTCCTAGAAATACTGCACCTATTGAATCTGTAAATAATTTAAAATCTGCTATAACTACAGTTCCTTATACAATTGGAACTCAACCAACTGTTAATATTTCAAATGTAAATAAACAATTTACACCAGGACCTTCTAATTTAGATATATTAAAATATAATACTGGAAAAGTTGGAGATTATGTAAATCAAAATGCTGGTAATATTGCAAGATATGCACCAATTGCAGCAAATGCTTTTCAATTATCACAACTTAAAAAACCTCAAGGTGAAAGATTAGATAGATTATCTAATCGTTACAAACCTGAATATGTAGATGAAGCATCATTACAAAACATTGCAAATAATAGTATGAATAATTCAGTTAGTGCTATTGGTCAATCTGGTGCATCACAAGGTCAATTAAGATCTTCTATAATAGGTTCTCAATTACAACGTACTAAAGCTATATCTGATGCTTATAGTCAAGCTGCAGTTCAAAATAGAGCTACTAATGATAGAGCTCAACAATTTAATTTAGGTATAGATCAAGTTAATTTACAACAATCTAATAATGAATTAGATATTAATGACAGAAATTCTGCAGCTTACCGTAATGAGAAATCTAAATATATATCTGCAATTGGTAATGATGTTGGAGATGTTGGTAAAGAACAAGTTGAGAAAAAGATAATTGCTAAAACTACTGGTTATAAATGGGATGGTGAATATGTTAAAAGTCCTGATGGAAATATTGTAACAGATCCTGATACTAAAAAACCTATGACTATAGATAAATTAAAACAATTACAATCATCTGGAACTGTTAAACAACAAGCATTAGGTGGTTATTTAATTAAAAATAAAGTAAAATAATATGGCTAATAGATACGACACTGGCTCAATATCCAATTTTCAACCATTATCATTTCAAGAGTTATCAATAGCTCCTATGATGATGCGTCAAAAACACGATGCTAGTATTGCACAAGCTGAAGCGCTTAGGGTTCAAGCAACTCCTTTAGATATTCATTTAAATAGAGCAACAGAATTAAAAAATCAAATGGATAATGAAATTGCTAAAAATGTTGATACTTTAAATAAAGAAGGTTATAATCCAACTACATTTCAAAATATTCAAAAACTTAATAGACAATATAATGATTTAGTGTCTCCAACAGGAGAAATTGGTAAAATAAATCAAGCTGCTGCAGTTCAAAATGAAAACTATAAACAATGGATGGCTTCTGATGAAGCAAAAAAATATGGTACACAAGTTGCAAATGCAAGATGGTCGCAACATGTTGGTGATTACAATAATGATTTTAAAAATAATGGAGTTGTTACAAATATACAACCAATGGAAGCTCCTAAGTATCAAGATTTAGATGAAGATTTAAAAAATATTAAACTTGGTAAAAATCAAGTAACTAGTATGATAAATAATGGTTATCATGTAGTACATAATCCAGATGGTAGTCTTAGTACTACTACAGGAACAGGTCAAGTATTAACTACTACAAATGACGAACAACAAAAAGCAGCTATATTAAACTTTGGTTCAAAATGGTTATCTCCTAATGGAGAAGGTTATAAATCTGCACAATTTGCTGGAATGAGTCCTGAAAATATTCGTGATAGAATATTAAGTGCTGTTGGTATGAAGTCTGAATATGGTAACATTAATACAATGCATGATACTCATGATATAATTGGTTATAAAAATGATGGACAAAAACAAGGAAATTTAGGATTTGATAAAATACCACAGGGTGCTTCTAATACTAGTGGTTCAACAGACTTGAGCGATAAAATAAATAGTATTGGTACAAATTCAATTAAATCAGCATTAAATTATTCAGCAAATGTTTTTTCTGGTAAAATACCACAAGCTCAAACAAAAGAAGAATTTGATAATGCAAGAAAAAATGCTAGAATTCAACCTAAAGATGTATTAAATCCAACAGAATTATCTATTTATAATAATGCTAAATTAGATATTAGTAAAAATACTCCAGGATTTGATAAAATGTCAAAAGAAGATCAAAATAAATTAATTGCTAAAAAAGCTACTAATGATATTGCAACTTTTTCACCAGTAATATTAAAACCTACTTCAAAAAGTATTGGGGCATTAATACCTTCTGTACAAAAAGATTCAGATTTAAATAGTATTGGAAATAGTATGTATAATGATGCTGTTTCTGGAAATAGAGTATTATATGATGTTGAAACAGGTGACCCAATATCAAAAGATGATATTAGTAAAAAAGGCACCTCCTTATCTCTGTATGGAATAGGAAGTCCTCATAATTTAGGTAATCAAAAAATGAATGGTGCAACTTATGACCAAAAAATATCACCAATTTATGGTATAATGACAGATGGTGATGGTAAAAAATCACAAGTATATATTGGTAGAACAGGTAGTGAATTAAATAGTCCTAATTTTAAACAAGTTAAAAGTGCACATAATGTATTTAATGGAATTTTAAATCATGTAAATGAGAATGTACTAATACAAGATAAAAATAGTAAATTATATAATTCTAGAGTAAGATATAATAGTAATATTACAGATGGTAAACCTATTATTTTAACAAAACCAGGACAACAACCAGAGCGAATAAGTTTAGATGAATTTGAAAATGATTCCTTTATAAAATAAAAAAATATGGAAGAAGAAGATAACAAAATACCAGTAAGAACACCTCATGTTGATCCAGATATGTTAATACCTGTAAGAGATCCTAGTAAAAATAAAGCACCACAAACAGAATTACAAAAAACATTTAGTAATTCAGGAGGTATTGTTCGTGGTTTTGGTACAGGATATGGTAATTCTGATTATGATAAATCTTTAAATTGGGATGCTGAAATAGGGAATAATGTTCAAGCAGATCTTAATGAACATAGAGGTCAAGTACAACCAACATTAGATAGATTAGGTAATGCATTAGGTAATTTTGGAGTTAAAACTGCTGGATTTTTAACAACTACTGTTGGACAATTAGGAGCTGTATTACCAGCATTAGCTACATGGGATGCTTCAAAAATATGGGATAATCCTGTTGCAAAAGCAGGTGAAGATATGAATAAGTGGGCAGAAAAAGTAATGCCTTTATATGGTACTAGAGAAGCTGAAAATAATACTTGGTTAGAAAACTTATATGGTAAAGGTAGGGCACAATGGTTATTAAAAGAAGGTATAGATAGAGCGGCATTAGTTGCGGGAATGTTTATGCCTGGAGCTGTTGTTGGTGAAGGTTTTGGATTAAGTAGACTTGTTGGTGCAGGTGTAGGTGAGGCATTAGATGCAACAGGATTAGCAGAAAAAGCTGGTTTTGGTGCAGCAGATGTTAATAAATCATTTCAATTTCTCAAAAGATATACAGCTACTGCTGCTGGTAAATCTGAATTAGGATTAAATCCTGTTGCAACAAAATTTGTAGATGGTTTAAAAGGAGTAGAACAAGTTTTAGGAGGAGCAATACCTCAAATGGCAATTACTGCTAAACCAGCAGAAGATGCTGTTAGAGATTATTATACTAAAGGAGATGGTCAATTTTTACATTTATCTCCTGAACAAATTGATGAAAAAGCTAAAGCTGCATCAGATAGTGCATTTTGGCAAGCAGGATTAACAGCTATTCCTACAGCTTTTATAGCTGCAAAACAAATGTATAGTTCTTTTAATGGAGCTAAAAATTTATTTGAAAAAGCTGTTGATAGTAATTTAAATCCAATAACTTTAATAGCAGAAACAGGTTTAGAAAAATTTGGAAAAGCAGTAGGTAAATCTCTTTTAACAGGTTTAGAAGGAGGATTAAATGAAACAACTCAAGTTGCAATAGGTAGAACTAATGAATTATGGGGAGAAGGAAAACTTAAAGACAATGGTTTTAAAGATTTTGTAAAAACATATGTAGATGGTTGGAATGAAGACCCAAATATGGGTAATAATATGTTATTAGGAACTGTTCAAGGAATACTTGAAAGTGCATTTCATTCATTTAATCATTATAGAAGTATTGCTAGTGGTCAACAAACCTCTGAACATGATAAAATTAAACAACTTCAAAATTTAATAGAAACTGCTAATTTAAATCATTCAAATGTTTTAACAGATTATAACGTTAAAGAAGCGGATGGTATAACTCCTAAAATAGATAAACAAACTGGTAAACCTATATTAGATAAACAAAAGGTTATAAATGCTATTGTTGGTCAAATTGGACAAAAATCTAATTTTGATGATAAAATGTTAGGAAGTACTAATAACGATCATTTAATAGCAAATTGGGCAGATCATGAAGCTATTGCAGGATTAGCTCATGATTTTTTAGATAAACAAGGTGGTTTTGAATATGTTAATGATTTTATTGATGCTCAAAAGAAAAAAGAAGAAGCAGATCCTAATAGGAAAAATGATAATAATCTTATAACTGGAGAAGAAATTACTCCAGCGGAAAAAGCTGAATCATTAAAAAAATATGTTAAAGAATTAAGAAAAACATATAATAGTGTAAATAATCAAAATATTTCATTACCTGATGCTTTAGATATAAAATCAGAAGACCATGAAAATGCTTTAAATACATTAAATACAGTTAAAAAAGTATTATATGATACAAAAGCTAGACAATTATTTGTAAAAACTCAAATTGAAAGAAATAATAATGAAATAACTTCATTAGAAAATTCAGTATGGCATGATAATAATGAAAGTATTGATAGAATAAAACATTTAAATAATGAAAATAAAAATTTAGGAGATTTACATGATGAATTGAAAGAACATTATAATATGTTAACTGATAAACCTATATTATCTAAAATTGTAACTTCAGATATTAAAAAATCAAAAGATACTGCAAAACTTTTAGATATGTCATCTAAACTTGATAATATAAATTATGATAATATAGAAGAAGTTGATAATGTTCGTAATGAGAATAAAGATTTTATTAATAATTCACCTATTAAAAATACTATTGAAAAAACATTTGATGAGTTTAAAGCTGGTATATTAACTGATAAAATTAAAAATATTGATAATCTTGAAGATTTAAATGATTTAAATTCTAAACATATTGAACCAAGTTCACCAAAATCAAAAACAAAATTAGATAATAATTATAAATTAAATCCAGAAACATATCAAACACTTAAACAAAAAGTAATTGATAAAAAAGCTGAATTAAAAGCAGTTAAAGATGCTGAAGAAGCTGATACTATAGCTAATGCTAAAGAAGATGATAATGATTTTAATGGCACTTCTACAACAGAAACTCATTCAACAGAAGGTTCTGATATATCTGATGATTTAACTCCTGTTACAGGAGAAAATGAAACACCAGGAGATTTAGAAGAAGCTAAAAAAATAAATCCTACAGAAGGTAAAGGTGTTAAACTTATTAGTTATGATAGAGTAAAAAATAAAGTTTTAGATTGGATTGAAAAACAATTTCCAAAAGGTTTATCGTTTGAAAGAAATCCAGTTAATAAAGTAGGAACAGAAGTTAGTTTTGAAATTAATGAAAATCCTGGTGCAGTAAGTGATAACGTTAAAGAAGCTCTAAAGCAATTTAAAGCTGGTAATTTAAAAGATGTTAATCTTTTGATAGATTACCTTCCAATTAATATTAAGTTAACTGAGGGAGCTTATTTACCTATTGAAACAAGACGTGTTAATGGTGAAATGAATCCTGAAACAGAAATGTTAAGAAGATCAATAATTGCAAATCTTATTACTGGTGTTCCTATTGAAAGTATGAATTCTACTATAACAGGTCAATATAAAGGTGTGTTACAAGTTGAATCACCAACTGCTGAAAATAGTCTTTTAAATTTAGCTGGTGTTACAGATTTAAAGTATATTAAAGAGAATACTTATTTTGTAAATATTCACGGTCAATTAGAAAATGTGTTAACTGGTAAATTTGAAAACTTTCAAAACAAGTTTACTAAAGTTAACGATAGAACTAAAGCTTATGCTGCTGGAGAAATCTATTTAATGATTCCACAAGCAGACGGTATATCTCAATTTCCTTTAAAACTTAATATTAGTAAATTATCTATTGAAGAATCTGAAGGTTTATTTGAAATATATAAAGAAATTTTAACACAAGATAAAGGTTCTAATACAACATTATCTGAAATTAGTCCTGAATTATTATCTATAATCCAAAATATATTTGGTGAACAATTAAAAGTAATTACAACACCTGCTAAACAAAAGGATATTAAATTAGGTGAAATTATAGATTTATTAGTTTATGAATCTGATAAAGTTAAATCTAGAATTAATGTTACAGAAGGTATTTTATACTTTGGTGATAAATCTGCACATTCTGGTGAAATTGATGCTTTAAAAGAAGAGATTATGCATTTCTTACATACTCAAAAAAGACATCAAATTAAGATTAGACCTAAATCTGCTGAAGATAATCAAAGAACTAATTTATCTTCTAATTCTGCTAATTATATTAAATATTTAGTAGAAAGTAAAATATTATCTACTAACGCAGTTATTAATCAACCAGCTTTTCAAGGTTATACTAATTTATTTATAAGTCCCACAGTTACAACTAAAGGTTCTGAAAAAGTTAATAAAAAATCTAAACCAACTAAATCTATTACAGAAATTGAAGATAGACTTAAAGGTGTTAGAACTATTGATGAATTATATCAAGGTTTTAAAAGTTTAAATAATAAAGACCAGGATTTATATAAACCTCTATTTACAGAAAAAAAACTTGAAATAGAAAATAAAGGTAAAGTTAAAGTATCTGATGCAGGTGTTGAAATAGCTAATAATAATTTTGAAGGTTTAGATTTTGGTGATAATAAGAAAGTAGATAATAAATCTAAAATTGCTGATATTAAAAAAAGAAGACAAGAAGCTGTTGATGAATTTAAAAAAATTTCAAATAAAGAATTAATTCAAAAATTTATTAATGAGAAACATTATCATAGTGGTAAAGTTGGAGAATCTGGAAATATTAATACAGGAATAGAACAAACTGATTTATTATTAAATAGTAAAAATCCAAAAGCTAATATTACAATTTCCTTTAAGTATATTTATAATGATAAAAATAATATTGAAATAAAAGATGACGTTTTAAACGAGTTTCAAGAATATTTAAAAAAATATTTTAATGCTAAATATACATTTAGTAAAGGTTTTTCAAAAACAGATACAAATAGTTTTATTAAATTTAATTTTGAAACTAATGAGGAATTACCAAGTTTTAAATCTTATGAAATAATAGATAATTTTGAAAATATCATTAATGCTAAATATAATGCAGAATTAAAAGCTTTAGAAAATAAATCAAATAATACTAGGAATATTGAAAATAATTCCGTATCTTTGCCAGAATCAACAACTGTAATAGAAGATTTAAGCGATTCTAATAAATTTGTATCATCTTCAGATATTCCAAATACAGTTGAAAATAAACAGCAAATGGATAAACAAAATCAAGTATTTAAAGAACCTAAAGGTTTAGAAGGCCAGAAAGATACTAAAACAATAACTATGTTGAAAGATAAAGTTGAAAAAGGTACTGCTACTGAAGCTAATCTTAAACAATTAGAAAGTCTTAAAGATAAATACGGAGAAGAATACGTAAAAAAATGTAAATAATTATGAGTTGTAAGTTTATAGTAAACGGTACAGAATCAAAACTGTATAATAAAATATTAACAGCATTTAATGGAGATGAGGAGTTGTCAAAAACTCTTCATTCTTCTTTTGCTAAAGATGATAAATTCATTAAAGAGTTTGGTGATTGGAAGAAAGCTTATGAAAATAGTTACGAGAATTTGAATGATAATTTATCTTATATTGACAGAACTGAAGATAATGGAGAACCTATGTTATATCAAAATGATAAAACAGGTGATTGGTATTATTTAGATAAAGATTATAACAAAGTGGTTCTTGTTGAGAATAAGAAAAGTTTAAATTCTTTATTTGAATATCAAGAAATTCAACAACTTACCAAAGTTTTAATTAATGATTATTTTAAAAATCATTTAAAAGTTGATTTTAACAATATTGATTTAGAAAAAGAAACTACTACAATTAAAATGGCAGTTATTTCTAAATTAAGAGAAAGAATTGATTTTTTAAGAACTTCAGGAGATGTTTATTTTGAAGATGTAGCTGATAAATTAGAAACCTCTTTAAAAGAAAATTTAGATGAAATTGTTGATAATGTTAAAACTGTTTTTGAACAAAATAAAATTAAAACTAAAGATAATTTAAATTCTGATGAAGATTCTGAATTATCTGAAATTGAAATTATAGAAAATCAGAAAGACCCTTCATATAATACTCAATCAAATGAAAAAAGTAGTAAAGAAGGTGTTACAGCTAATATTAAATTTAGACTATCATTAATTGAAGATGTTGAAAATTCAGACTATTTTTTAAATGATAAAGTATATATTGATTTTAATGTAATTCATAATGATTTATTAAGTCAATTATCAAACATTGTAGCATTAGAAAAAGATGGTATTCAAGAAGATAGATTTGAATTATTAAAATCTGAAGTTTTAAAATTTGTAGGTAAAAAACCTTATTTTAAAGAACTTTATAGAATGTTATCTGATCCAGAATTATCTGAAGAAATTAAAAATGAATTTTCATCGGCGTTTAATTTACATCAAGGTAATTTAAATACATCTAAATTTAAAAGAGGTAAAGATGGTAATATAGAATGGTCTAATATTAATGCTGCACAATCTGCTAAGAAAGAAAATGATGTTCTATATGTTTGGGGAAGTAATTTTAAAACTGATTTCGTTACTGTTGATGGTGATAAATTAATAATTAGTGATCAAGATAAACAAATATTAAAATCTTATTCTGATAAACTTGATAAATTTAATATTTCTCAACCTGATGCTATAAACAAATTTGTTCAATTATTAAGAGATTTAGGTATTGAATCAACAGTAAAAGGATTTAATCATTATTTAGATAATTTAAAATTAATTGGAAATGATTCTAAGTTATCTGATAAAATATTTAATAAAACTATAACAGATTTAAAATATTTCTTTTTAGATATTGAAAATAATAAAGTTAAGAATTTAGAAGAAGCTTTTAGTAGTAATCCTATATTTAAAAATTTAGCTAGAGCTGAAGTATTCTATATGGCTGAAAATGCAGATTTTTCTGTATTTACAGGTGATAAACAAAAGTGGACATTTTCATATCCATCATATTTATCTAATACAATAGAAGCTTGGAAAAAAGATAGAAATATATTATTAAATAATTATCAAGCATCTGAATACAATTCAGGTTCTTATAAAATGAAATATCTATTAGCATTTGGAGATACTTATGAAGTTGATGAATTAACTTCATCAGAAGCTCAAGAAGCAGCTAGAATTGAAGAATCTAATAAAAGAATCGATGCTATTAGTTTAGGTAGTTTTAATGTATTTCAAGAAGAAAAAGAAAATACTACAGAATCTGCAAATGTTAAAGAAATAAATGAAAATCAATACATTTTAGATGATGTTAATAAAACAATAGCATTCATTAATGGAGGTTTGACATATAGTAAAACAGCTCCACCAGCAGATAAAGGTACTCAGTATGAAATATCTATGGGTGGAAATATATCCACAAATGCAAGATATGGTGGTGAATTTGGTATAGATTTTAATGAAGAAGCTTTAGATGTGATATTTGAATACTTTGATTCTGAATATAGAAGAATGAGAGTTGAGAATGCTTTTATGGTTGATGAAAATAATAAAGATAAATTAACTACTTATTATCATTTAGATGATGGAAATGCTTTTAAATCACAGTTATTTCCATCTTTAAGTCCTAATAAAATTGCTAATGTTGCTAAAAGTTTTGGTAGTAATTTTCATTTAATATATGAAAATGGTAATGCTTATTTAGAAACTTTAAAAGGTTCTGAATTTGAAGCAGATATTAAACGTTATATTAAACAAGCATTAGTTCAAGATATTAATGATACAATGTCTAAATTAGTAGAAATTAAATTATTTGAACAAAACGCTGATACTTCTTATAAGAATTTAGGAATCAATTCTAAAGTGTGGGATAAATATGGTCAAGACCAAGAACTTAAAGTAGCTACCGATTATTACATTAACTCTTTAATCGCACAAGTTGAATATTCTAAAATGTTTGCTGGAGATGTAGCTTATTATAAAAATGGAGTTGATTATAAAAAACGTATTCCTTGGACATATGGAGATGGTAATTATCAAAGACTTACCGAAGAAACTAAAAATTTTACAATTGCAGTTATTGAAAGTATAAATATTGCTAGCCCGTTTCATTCAGATATTGAAGAATTGGTTGGTGAAAAGATTGCGAAATATTATACAAATATTAATTCTGCAGATGCTCAAGCTTGGATAACTCCAAAACGATGGAAAGATTTAATTCAAAGTACAGGTAAATGGAATATGATATACCAATCTACTTATGATAAAATGGAAGGTATTAACACAGATCCTTTTACAGAAAAAGAATTGAAAAAAGCTGCGCAACCAATTAAAGGTCAATATGGTCAATTAATAAATGGACAACCTGTGTTTTTAAAATATTCACAAGCTGTTTTAACACCAAGATTACGTAAAGGTAATGATTTAGAAAAACTTTACAATAAAATGGTTAATTCAAAAGTTGATGAATTATTAACATTTGATGCAATTAAAGTGGGTTCTAATAAACCAACTCGTACTTATGATGATAATGGTACTCTTTTAGAAGATTTTGTCTTAAATCCAATGATATTACCTTCTAATGGTTGGAAGTTACAACAAGACTTACCAACTAAGACAATGAAGGATACTGAATTAGGTTCTCAATTGCAAAAAAATATATTTCAAGGTTTAGCTTTTAATAGAGACAATGAATTTGAAGTAAATGGTGAAGAATTATTTACTGGTGATCAAATGATTGAAAATATTGCAAATGTTGTAGGAGATTTATCTGACTTAGGTTATAATGGTGTATTAAAAGAATTTGGAGTTGACTCTAATGGTAAAATTAATAACTTAGATACTTTTTACAAATCAATAATTTCTGAATTAAAATCTAGAAATGGTTCTAGAAATGTAATTAGAGCTTTAGAATCTGAAGTTTCTATTTACGGATTACCACAAGTTCAAAAGAAGTTACAGAATATATTTGGTGCTATTATGACTAAACGTATTTTAAAGATTCAAACTAATGGTGGTTCATTTATACAAATGTCTAATTATGGTTTAAATAGTGAAAATGCTGAAGCTCAGAATGTAATTTGGAGTCCAAATGCATTAGCTACTACACACGAACCACAATTTTTAAAAGACGGTAAAGGTGAATTTATATTATCTAAAAATGGTAAAAAAATTGTTAGACCAGGTGGTGTATTAATATCGGGTTCATTTATTGCAAAATATATTCCTGATTATGCTACAAAATCTGATAAAGAATTATTTGGTTATACAAATGAAAATGGTGAATTTGTTAAAGGTATAATTGATGATAAAATTCTTAACAATATTATAGGATATAGAATTCCTAATCAAGGTTTATCTTCTAATGATGCTTTACAGATTGTAGGTATCCTTCCTGAAGAAAATGGAGATACTATTGTAGCCTATACAGGTATCACTACCAAGACGGGTAGTGACTTCGATTAACATTTAATCACAGTCGAAGTAAAACTCTTTGAATTGCTGGAAACTCTGACCACATAATAGTGAAGACAATCAGCAGCGAAGCCTTAATTTATTAAGGAACGTTCAACGACTATCGAACGGATAAGTTAAAACTTAGTTTAACTGAATAACCAAGTAGAGTACACCTAATCAGGTGGAAGCGGAGAGGATTGTTACACAGTTGTAATAATTATGATATAGTCTAATCCTTATAGAAATATAAGGTAGTAATGATTGATAAAATGTATATAATGTTTCCTTCATTTAATTATGATAAAGAATCTAATAATTTAAATTATATTAATTATAATTCTGAAAATAAAACTAAAGAAGGTTTACAAAATAGATTAATTGAATTATACAAATCTGTTTTATTAAATGAAAAAGTTATTCCAGAGGTTATGACACCTATTGACTTTGATTTTATGAAGAATGATATTAGGAGTATTCATAAACAATCTGCAATAACTAATTTAAGCTTATTTAATCCAATAAAAAATATTGATACTAGATATGGATTTTTAGCTGGTCAAGCTGGTGTAGGACAACAAGCAAACGCTTTAATGTCTTATGTATTAGGTAGCATGTCTAAACAGTCATTAACTAACTTTAGTGTACCTAATTCAAATAATAAATTAGATTCTGAATATTCTAATGATTTATCAAATGAAGATATTAAATATTATAAAAAAGTTTTAAAATTTACAGATGAACAAGTTAAGGAATTAACTTCTATTAAAATTAGTAATTCATTATCTGCTGTATTAAATGCATTTGTAGATATTGCAAAAGATCCATATATTACAGAAGGTGGTTGGACAACAATGACTACTAATACAGGTAACTTATTATTAAGATATGGTGTACATCCATTTTATGTTAATGCTTTACTATCACAAACTGTAATTCAAGATTATGTTAAATTTAGTCAACAATACGAGAAATCAGATAACCAAAGTTTAAGTACTTTAGATGCTTTTATTGAACAAGAATTTGGTAAAGATACTTATAAAGATTATAATAAAAGAAATATTTTAAATAATTCATTAGAATCTTTAAGAGATCAAATTAGTAAAAAAGGTTCTATTGAACACAGAATGAATACATTATATTCATTTCTATATTTTCAAGATGGTTCTAAAGTTTTACAGAAAGTTGTTAATGCTACTAAATATATGGTTAATGGTAATGGTAAGAATATTACAGATTTGCAAATATCTAAAAATTTAGTAGATTCTATACGTGAAAATGAAGAAAAGTTTGATAAAAATCCTAATGATAAAAATATTGTTTTAAAAGGTTTTCAAACTATATTTCAAAATCCTAATGGTAGTAAATCAATGGCTTTGAGATATTATAATAATGTAATTTTAGGTGTTGATAAAATTGTTAAAGCTAATCCTAAATTATTTTTATCTGCAAATTCTATTATACAAAATTCATTTAATGAAATAGCATATGATTTAAGTGGTGATAAACTTTTAGATAATGAATTAGGTGATGAATTAGAAAAACACGCTTACAGTTATTTAATGTCAGGATTTCAACCTTTAAATATATCAATTGCTGATAAAACAGATTTACTTACAAATTTTGTAAATCAATTTAAAGAATTTCAAAAAAATAATAAAGAATTATATTCTATTGTAGATACTTTAGTTGTTAAACCTGGAGCTGGTAAAATTGATTATATTACATTAAATAATAGAATTAAAAGTCCAGAAATTGAAGAATCTTTAACTAATTCATTTTCAGACTTACTAGATAAAGAACCTGAGTTTGCTGAAAAATTAATTAAATATTCATTTTTAACATCAGGGTTTTCAATGAATCCTAATCAGTTTTTTACTCATATACCATCTCAATGGATGATGAGAAATAACATAAATAGATATATTATTGATACTAATGATAATTATAATAATCAAGGTTTTAATGATTCTAATATGATTGATCAATTTTATTTATCAAATATAGATAATACTAAATATGTTAAAAATGTAACTGAAGGTCAAATTGATACACTTGTTAAAACTGTAGAATTTCCACATGGTATTAGTATTAGAAATAATGGTTTTATAATGAAAAAACTTGGTAAACAAAGTTATTTTAAAGTTAAATCTACAGATTCTGGTATAAGTTATTATAAATTATTAGGTTATACAGGTGAAGGTAAAGGTGTTTATACTAGATTTATTGAAAATACTGAAGGTAAATATGTTGACGTTCAACCTCTTAATAGAAGAGATAAGAAAGGTAATCGTATTTATGGTTATAGTAGAGAAGGTATTATTTTAAAACCATCTTCAGAAGCTATTGGTAATTTAGCAACTGTAAGAGGTCAAAAGATATTAAATGATTTAGCTGTAATATCTAGAGATGCTGAATATCATAATGAAGTTATTTCAAATGAAGTTAAAGATGATAATGTTAAAAAAGTTGATAATGAAATTAAAAATGTTAATACTACTTCAATAATTGATAATATTCAAGAATCTAAAGTAATGAATAATTTAAAAGAAATGTTTGAACAAGGATTAATGTTAAATAAATTTAATGAATTGGGAATAAATAGTATTGAAGATTTAAGTAATAAATCAGAAGATGAAATAGGAGAATTATTAAAAAAAATATGTAAATAATGGAAGATCAAAGAAAACAATTATTAAATGATAAAGTTGTAGAAACTTTAAATTATAGAATACAACAAGAAGAGCATTCTTCAAGAATATATGAACAATTATCTTTATGGTTAAATAATAAAGGTTATTTAAATTTTGCAAAATTATTTAAAAATTATTCAAATGAAGAATTAGTTCATGCGGGATTTTCAAAAAGTTATTTATTAGATTATGGTCTTACACCATGTTTACAATCACTTCCTTCTCCAGAAATGGAGGTAGATGATTTACTTGATGTATTAGAAGCTGCATATGATCATGAATTAATTGTTACTAAACAATGTGAAGATTTAGCTACTTTAGCTCTTAAAGAAGGTAATCATGTCTTATATCAACTTGCTTTAAGATATTGTAGTGAACAACAAGAAGAAATTGGTAAATCTATTACTAATTTAGATATTTATAAACTAAGTACCGATATGTTAGTTATTGATAATTATATTGGTAAAAATTTATTAGATTAATATGAGTATATCTTGCCCGAATAAGCGATTAGTTGCATGGAAGAATTTAGTCAAGAATGTAGGAGAAAATAAAGCTTACGTTCTATGGACTGAATATAATGGTAATGTTCCTAATAGTTATTATAAAAATAATATTCAATTTGAAGAAGTTAAAACAGATAATAATAAATTAGAAAATAAAATAGATTTTAATGATCTTATAGGGTCTAAAAAAAATGAATTAGAATCTGATATTCTTAATAAAGAAAAAGAATATAGGGGTAGAAGAGAAGATATTGGTGATTATAAAGAACATGCTCTTTTTAGTGGTCAACAATATAGAATTTTTACTCCAAAAGGAATCTATTTTAAATTTTTAAATGAAGATGGTACTTTTAGATATATATTTAGACCAGATAATACTGTAAATGATAGAACTATAAGTAAATTTCAATACGAATCAAATATTAAAGAAAGTTTAGTTGAAGAAGATATAGATCCTATTGAATCTGGAAACAGACCATATGAAGAACAAAATAATAGTATATTATTTAATAATAAACGAGGTAAATTTACAATAGATGAAATTCTTGAAAATATTCTAAATAATTATAAAAACTTATCACCAATAGGTAAAGAATTATTAGAAAAATCTAGAAGATTAGTTGGTAAAACTGGAGCTAAATTTGAAATTGTAGATAAATCAGAATTTAGTAAAACGGCATTAATGCATATTAAAACTAAAACAAATACTATTCAAGTAAGTAGAGATATTATAAATACTCGTAATATAGAAACAGTTATTAGAGGGATTTTACATGAAATATCTCATGCTCAAACAATTGAAGCATTAAAAAATCCTCAAAGTTTTGATGAACATCAATTTAATGATAATGTTGAAAAATATTTTAAATTTTATAAAGATAAAAAAATAAGTTTAGATTCAACTTTAACAAGTTTGAAAAATACTATTGAAAATTTAAAATCTGAATCTGAAAAAACAGGTAATGACCATTCTGATATAATTGAAGATTTTGAAAAAAAATTAAAATCTTTAATGAAATATGGATTTACTAATAAACTTGAATTTGTAGCTGAAATATATGTAAATAAAGAATTTAGACAAGAATTAAAAAATTTAGATAAAGAAAATAATACTTCATATTTTAAAAAATTTATTAATCTTATAAAAAATTTTATAAGAAGAAAAATTGGTTTAGCTAAAACTAAAGAATCTGATTTATTAATAGAAAAAATTATAGATTTTGTTGAATCTGATAAAAGACATTACACAGGACTTAACTCTCAAGATTTAATTTTTGAAAAAAGAATTGAAGATGATTCTAAATATAGTAGTTTACAATCTAAATTAGCTAATATTATAGATAAAGCTAAGACAAAAACTCAATCTATTCAAGATCGTACAATTAAATCTAATAATAAAAATAGTACACCCTCTAAAGAAGAACATATACTTCGTAATAAAGAATTATTAGAAACTTTAGATAAATATGAAAAAAGTCAAAAATGGAAAGCTGTAATAGGATATGCTCAATCTTTTGATAAAACTATTAATCATGTAAATTCATTATTAGATAATTTATTAGAAACTAAAAATATTTATGAAGATAAATTGGATGATTTACTTAAAAGATATAAAGATTATTTATCTGCTTATGATCTACTTCCTGAAATTAAAGAATTAATGAGTCAAGCTGATTTAAAACAATTTGAATTAACTGAAGAAGAATTAGAAGATTATAAACAATTAAAAGATTTTTTATCTGAAGCATCTAAAAAACATGATTCTATTGAAAGTAAATTTTTAGCAATTAGTAAAGCTCAAGTATTACAGGATTTTAGTAATCCTATGTATAATACAGAGGTTGAAACTAAACAACGTGATGAATTACTTAAAGAATATAATCAATTATCAGATAAACAAGGTTTATCAGCAGATCAATATATATCTAAAATGTTAGCAACAAGAGATTTAGCTGATTATAAAGCTGATTTAAAAGCATCTGCTGAAAAGATTTTAAATGATCCATCTAAAGATATTACAATGATGTCTCAAAAACTTGAAGACCCTCTTAATATTAAAAGTAAAACTATTCAAATTGTAAATCAAATTTATGCCGAATCTTTTGATAAAGTTAAAACTTTAGTTATTAGTAAAATTCATCAAATGGGTAAAACTTTTGATAAATTTGTTGCTGAAAAAGGTAATAAAAAATTATCTGAACTAAATAAAAATTTAATTGAAAAAGATTCTGAAGGTCAAGTATATTTAAAAGGTAAATACAGTATTAAATTTAAAGAATCTTTTACTAAACTTTTAAATGATATTGAAGATTCTTATGAAAATAGTTTTAAAAAATTACAAGTTCAAGATATTAATTTAGATTCTTTAAGAAAAGATAAGAAAACTATCTCTTTACGTAAATCTGGTGAACATAATTTCATTGATAATGATATAGCTGTAGTTACTGTTAATGGTATTAATACGGGTATAAAAGTTCAAATAGATCAAATCAAAACTTTTAATAATTTTAATAGTTTAAGTGATGAACGTAAAAATGATTTTGCAAAAGCTGTAGGTAATTATAAAGATTTTGAAGATTTTAAAAATTCAAATGATTATGCTAAAGAAGATTCTAAAAAATCTCAGATGTATCCTGAAATTTATAATTTTATAAATAATTCTGGTTCAATGGATATTATATCTTATGTTAAAGTGGAAGAAGATTCTAAAACATCTACTACATTTAAAAATAGGAATAAAATGTATAAAGCTTGGTTTAAAGAAAATACTATTAAAAATGAAAAAGGTAAAACAATACCTCATCCAAAATTTTTAAATAAAGAATTAACTGGAATTGAAAAAGAAGTTTTAGATAGTTATAAAAAAATAGATAAAGATAACGATCAAATTGAAGGTTTTGATTCTTTAGTAACTACTTTAATGGGAGCTGAATTTCACAAATTACCTTCAAAAAGTAAATCTGATTTAGAGAGAGTTTTAGAAACAGATGTAAAAGGTCTAACTAAAGATAAATGGACTGATTTAACCAAAATTAAATCTGATGATATTGGTATAGATTCTGGTTCTGAAGAAAAAAATAGTCAAGGTGATATTATAAGACGTGTTAAAACAGCTTATAGAGGTCAAATTGATCCTAAAGAACAATCTTTAGACTTAGAAACAATGTATAGAAATGAATATTGGAATGGTCAAAATTTTAAAGAAAAAACTGCAATTGAACCTAAATTATTATTAGTTACAGATATTGCTAAAAGTAATACATATTATACTGGTAAAAGTAAAATTGAAGTTAAAGGTGAGTTAAGTAATACTTATAAGAAATTAGTAGGTATGATGGAACGTAATGTTTATGATATTTATAGTACTCACGGTGGAACATTTGGTTCTGCAGATATTAATAAAATAACTAATGCTTTAAATGGATATGCTGCAGGTTTAGCAATGACTTTTAATTTAGCATCTGGTACTGTAAATATTGCAAATGGTTTAACTCAAGTGTTTACTGAAGCTGTAGGAGGTCATAGATTTGATGTTGAAACTTTTGCTAAAGCAGAGTTAAAATACAATAAAGAAATGATGAACGGTAATTTACTTAAAGATATGGGTAGATCTGTTAAAACTTCTTACTTTAATCAATTACTTGAAATGTTTGATGTGTTTGGTGGTCTTGGTCAAAATGAACAAGATGCTTTACGTAATAATATAATAAGAAAATTAGGTAGTAGAAAAACAGGTAATTTTATAAATGAATCTGGTGAACATATGATGCATTCAATATTAACACAATCTATATTAGATGGTATTAAAGCAATGGATGAAAATAATAATTACTTAGATAAAGATGGTAATATTACTACAGAAGATAAAGGTGCTTCATTAGCAGATATGTTATATTTTGATGAACACGGTCAATTGCAAATGAATTCTAAAGTTGCTTATTCTGGATTTAATTTAACTACTAAATATCACGAAGGTGGTAAATCTCAAATTAAACTTTTAATTAAAGCTAAAGTATTTCAATTATTTGGAGTTTATGATATTAAATATAAAAATGAAATATCTAAGGCTTGGTGGGGTAAATCTGTAATGATGTTTAAGAATTTCTTTTTAGTAGCAGCTGCTTATAGATATACTGGATTTACAACTTCTTACAAAAAGAAATCAGATTTAACAGATGATGATAGATTTTATAATTCTGCTGAAAAAGAATATATTGAAGGTACATATACAACATTAATAAGATTTTTAAGAGAAACAGGGGTTCCTAATTTACAGATGTTACAAACAATGTATATGAATTATGATAATCTTACTGAATATGAAAAAGCTAATTTAAAAAAAGCTACCTTAGAAATAATGTTTACAATGGTAATATTACCTTCTATTGGATTATTATTAGGTGCTGCTGGTGGAGATGATAAAGATAATAAATTATTATGGTTTGCTATGTACACCAATAGGAGATTAACTCAAGAGTTAGCTCAATTTAGAAATCCAATAGAAGCAACTAGAATGATTCAAAATCCAGTTGCAGGTATTAGATTTATTCAAAATGGACTTAATTTTATATATGATGTTGCAACACCAATTAATTTAGTTCCAGGTAAAGGTGAATCTGTATTTGGATATTTAGATGAAAATTCTAAAGGTCAAAATAAAATGTCTAAACATTTATCTAAACTTATTCCAATTATACCACAAGTAGGTATTAATTATAAACAAAGATATGGTTTAGAATTTGGAAAACAAAATTAAAGGGTCTAAAAAAAATAAAGCCACAGTAACCAATTAAGGTCACTGTGGCTTTTTTGTGTTTAATCTCCAAACGGAGTATCTACCCATTCATTACAATTGGGACAACTATCTCCAGTATGAATTTCAACTTTTACTATTTTATTACAATTTTCACATTCTATTGCAATTGTACCTTCCTCTAAATCTAAACTTTCTATTATCATAATTAAAAAGTCATAAATTCAGCATTAAATGGTACAAATACTTTTTGATAAAAATATTCAGTTTCTTTACCATCAACCATTTCTCTAAATGCGTAAATCCATCCACCTGGAACTCTTAAAACATCTAAAAATTCATCAACTGTAAAATATTCTCCAAATTTTAATTTATATATTTCTTCCATAATTTAATTTTATATTTCAAATATATTACCATTACTACTTAATTTTCCAAATTTTCTATCTGTAACAACTGAACCGTTACTAAAAATAGTTTCATAACCAGATAATTTAACTGTTCCCGCATTTATAATATCTTCAGTAGAGTGAATGTGTCCAAAAAGACATAACTGTGGTTGCACTCTATTTAACATATGATTCCTAAGGCTTTTACAGCCACAAAATTCTAATTTACCATCCTTATCATAAGAAAGATCTAATATTCCTTTAGGAGGTCCGTGAGACACTACCACATCTATCCAATCAGGAATAGATGAATATAATTTATCCATTTTACTTCTATCTTTCATAAACCACCAATTTCCAAAGTTTGGAGTGATTGGACTTCCCCATATTGATATTCCATCAACAAGTGTCCAATCATCTTCTAAATATATAATATTTAAATCTTTACAAATTTTATTAACTTCTTTTTTATTGTGAAATATAAAAGAACTATGATTTCCAGCTACAAAAACTTTATGTTTAATCTTTAAATTAGCAAACCATAGTATAAAATCTCTAAATTCAGGTTCATTAGTATATTGGTCTTTAGAATTAGATTCATCGCCACTATGGATTACAATATCTATATTTTCAGGAATAGTTAATAATCTATGATAGCTATGAGTGTCCGAAATGTGCCAAATTCTTTTAAGTTTAACTACTTTTTTATAAAATAAACTTTTAAAAAATTTAATTATTTTCCAATTTTTCATTTTCAATTATATCAATTAACATTGCTTTCTTTAATATTAAATATATTAAATTATCTCCTAATTTTTCATCAACTGTTTCAATTTTAGGTTTTTTATCATAATATATAATATCATCACAAATATCTGAAATTGAAACTTCGTGTTTTAATAAAAATCCATCTAAAACTTTTAATGGATGTTGTTGTGACCTAATACCACCTTGATTAAAATTATGAAACGGATCTTGATTCCTACGATATTCTTTACCTTTTACGATAAGAGTTTCTCTAATTTGATTTAAAGTTTCATCAACAATTTGTTCAAATCTATTTTCTGTCATATTTTATTTGATTTTCAAGAATTTCAATAAGTTCTTCAATTTCATTTATTTCATCTGAACCAATTCTATCAGACCATTTTAACATTAATTTTAATCTATCTAAAACTTCTTTCATAGTAATGTTTCTAATTTATCACTAATTCTTTTTTTAACTTCATCTTCAATATATAATTTAGAAGTTAAAATTTTAACATTTAATATAACATCTCCACATTCTTCAATTAAATGTGGAATTCTTTCATCACTACCATTAGGTTTAGTAATTTGTTTCATAATTATTTCACCTAATTCAAACATCTCTTCTGCTACTTTTTGATAACAAAATGTTAAATCTCTTTCAGAAGCTACTAATTCTATTTTATCTTCTAAATTCATTTATTTAAATTGTTTCTATTATTATGAACTTCTTTATCCATTATTTCATAATGTTTAGTTAAAGCTTCATTTAATTTACTTTGACATTTATCACAATAAAATCTTTCTACTCTTTTACCAGTAGCTATTATTGTTCTACATTTATTGCAGATAGTTCCTCCTGTACCATTATTAAATTTATAAATTACATTCATTATTTAATATTTTCTAGTGGATATGCTTTTAATATGGAATCTTCATTTATTTTAACTGCTTCATAACCACAATCACCATGACCATGTTCTGTTTTTACAAAACATTTTGTTTCTATTAGTTTAAAAATTGCGGTTGATTCATTATAATTTCCATAATTATAAGCTTTTGATAATTTAGCTTTTTCACTAGCTTCTTTTAAAGCTGCTTCTACGTGTAATTTTGCAAATTCTATCATAATAGAACTTAATAAATGTGTCATCCCAACTACTTTATTTTCTATTAAAAATTCTTCTGCTGTTATCATATTATCTAATTTTTTTAATAAATCCATCTATTCCAAAATTATGAATTAAACTAGGGTTACCTTGTTGTACTAAATTATAACCTTTATAATCAGGATTGATAAATTTATCTTTATTATTCAAATACATTTCATAAAAATCAATACAAGGTTTTTTCATCATAGAGTCATCATTGATAAATGGTATATTATTTTTAAGAATATCTATAGTAGGTTTGTCATCTATCAAATCAATATTAAAATAACATCTAATTAATAATGTATAAACACTAATTAATGGTATCGATTTAACCCAAAATTTAGAACATCTTATAATTAAAGTATCTTCGTCTAATTCTATAGATGATTTAACATTAATATTCAAATCATCTTCAATTTTATTTAAAAATATTTGAAGATTTTCATATTTATTAATTAAAATATTTTGAAGTTCATCAAATTTATCATAGTTACCATTATTATTATTGTAATGTAAAGTTTTTACACCAAAGTATACAACATTTTTATTATCAAAACAGTTTAATAATTTGTGATCATATCCATAAATTTTACCAATTTCTTTTTTAGTAGATTCCACATAAGCAAAATCATTTAAATAATCTCGACAAGCTGTAAATGATAAATAAGTTTCAAATTTACTACCTTTTTTATTTAAGATAGTAAATCCTACACCATAATTTCTACCTTCACTAAGCTTAGATCTTTTTTGTAATTCTTTAATTTTTTTCATTTACTTAATATTTATCCTTCACAGTAACTTTGTCCTTTTTGACTTATAGCATCTAATACTCTAAATAACGGAACTAATATTGTACCATTTGTATAAAATTCTTTTTCATCTTTGAAGCTATAGTCTATAATAAAATCAATAATTTTATTATCTTGTTCTGTTGTAATATGTTTTATTCTACTACTTACGGAAATATCATTTTTAATTTCTTCTTTTATCATATTTTTTATATATATTTATAACTTATTCTTTCAGGATTTATAGATTTTAGAGATTTCTCCAACCAGTTCATCTGGAACAATTCTGTACTACAGAATATATGAATTATAGATTCCTTATCTTCTTCAAATAATAAACTTCTACCACATCTTTGTTCTAATGTTTCAGAATTAGAGTTAATATCTGTAATCAATATAGTATCTAGACCTTCATATGTCACTCCTGTGCCACCTTTTTTGATAAGACATAACTTATTACTACGATATTCTTGAAAGTCCTTTAAAACGTCGTTATTCTTACTCTTTGAATTAAACATTGGTATATTATAATTAATACCAACTTTTTCATCTCCTGTAAATAATATAAATCGTTTATCAGGATTATCTTTAATCCATTTTTGCACATTTCTAATTAATGATTGACAACTATTTATCATTTTCATTCTAAATAAAGCTGCAAACATTTTATCTTGCCCAAAAGATTCTTCTACTTTTTTAGACATTCTTAAACATTCTTTATAATCTGTTGAATACCATTTCTTTAATCCTCCAAATTGTACAGATTTAGTATTATCTAATTTAAATAAATGTATTTCAACTTTAAAATTGTTAACTATTCCATCGTTAATTGCATCATCCGTACTATAATCTACAATTTGTTGTAAACCTGTTGAAAACTTTAAATTTAAAAGAGTTTCTTCGCTATATGTACCCGATGCTAATATAACTTTATTGTTATTTTTAGTAATTTTAGCTACAATTGGTAATACATTAACTAACGGTATAGCATGACTTTCATCAAATACTATATAATCATATTTATTATCTTGAATTTTATGTAAAGATTTAAAATTACAATATTCAATTTTAGGATAATATTCTAATTTTTCACATTCTGAAATCCAACTATGCATTATATCAACTTGAGGTGTACTTACTAATATATTGATATTTAAGTCATTATCTGATAATTCTTTAATTGCCGTAAGTAGAATTCTTGTTTTACCACTACGAACAGAAGCTAATATAATTCCTCTAAAATAAGCTTTTTTAATTTTATCAATTATTATTCTTTGAATTTCATTTCTAATCATTCAATATTTTTATTTATTAAAATAAAGAGAGAAGTGCCTCATTGTGACATCGTAGGTATACGTCTATACGAACTTCATGGATGACGATTCTAATAAATTAGAACTTCTCTCTATTATTAAAAGATACCTTACAGTTTCACTATACACTCACTATCAAAACGTGGGAGCCTTTTTCAAAAACACCTCGAAGCCTCTAACTTCGCTATTAATTGTGTATTTTGGGTCTACTCTATAGCCTACCGAGTTATCAGTTACGGGGCTTATATAGATTCAAGGTTTCTGAGGTATCTTAAATTAGTGCTAATATAAACCTTTTTTCACACTTTGTTAATTATATTTCACATCCAGCTCCTCCACAAGCTATATTATCCCCAAATGCAGTATTATCTTGAATTTCTATAACTTTAGTTAAATCAACATCTTTTAATGTTTCCATCATTTTATTATATACTTCTTCAGTACAATCTTCAAATGGAGTTTGTTTATAAGTTCCTCCGTCGAAAGGAAGTACAGATAAACCATTATAATAATCTTTATTAACCCACATCCATTCACCTACAATTTTCCATTCATTAGGTCTAACAGAAACTGTACAGGATACATTATGTGTATTTTCTCCTTTTACGTGTCCATTTTTAACCCAATCTCTAGAAATTAATTTAACTCTTTCAAGTAAATCAATTGTAGATTCTGTTCTAGTAATTGCTCCTATTGGAGCTTTCTGTGGTACTGTAATAACAGCTGTAGTTTTAGGACTAAAATATTCATCTTCAACTAATTCAGGATGATAAATAGCTAAATATTGATATAAAGATTCATTTTTATTAATACGCATTCTTCTTAAATAAAATGGTGCGTGCCAAGCGTGAATGCCTGATGATGAACCTAATACTAAACTAGTTGTTCCTGCTGGTTTCACAGCAGTGCTTCTAGCAGAAGGATTGATACCTATTTCTAAAGCTAAACTTTTATTAACTTCTTTTACAATTTCAGAAGCTTGAATAAAATCTAATTCTAAATTAGATTCTGAAGCAATACCTGTCATAGAAACACCTAATAAAGCATCTTTTTCTGTATTTTTAGTCCATATATCTCTAAGATAATGAAAATCAGTATAAGATGCTTGTAATGTTGCTATAAAAGATGCGGCTTCTGCACGTCTGTTTAAATCTCCTTGAGATTCAATATCACCCATTCCAATTTCAACAAGATTACAGAATTGATAAGGTCTCAGTGCGATCTCACAGCAGGGATTTGTTCCCCAATCTTTATCATTTGTAAGATAAATACCTGGTTCACCTGATCCAGATGCTTCAATTCTTTCCCAAACTTTATCAAAAGTTTTTTTATCAATTTTATGACGTAATAATGTTACAGAGTTATTAGCTCTACCTCTTTGTGGATTATTTTCCCACCAATTACCAGCTTTACAATTTAACATAGCATCACTATCTAAATCAAATAAACTAATCATTGCAGCACGGCGAATTCCACCAGCTAATACAGCATCTGCAATATGACATTGAATATCGTGACACTCAATATCTGTTAATTTAGAACCATCTTTTTTTTCACGTAAAATAGCTTCAATTTTAACTAATGTTATTCTAAGAGGTTCGGGTCCAGGAGCTTTTCCTCCAGCAGTAACTAATAATGCACCTTTAGGTCTAATATCACTTAAATCAAATTCAATATGTGATGTAATACCACTTGTATATGATTTAAATAATACTTTAATAGCATCTGCCCAACCTATAATGCTATCTTGTACAACATATCGTTTTTTACGAGTATATTTAGGTTTAATTATCTCAGGTAGTTTATCAATATGATGATTTTGTACGCTGTAACCGACCACAGCTTGTTATCGTAGCTTTTTTAATTACTACTTCTATATTTTATTTTGTTATATATAGTTCAGACTATATCATCATCTCTCGCAGAGATGTTGGACGCTCTTGGATATATTATATTCTAACTCCATTCAAACCATCCATATAATTTTTTATAATACATTCCATTATAACAATTAGTTTTTCTAACTTTTTTATTAGATTGTCTTTTCCAATAAATACCTTTTGGTTGAATAAAGTCAGACTCATAAGAAGTTATGTTTTTATTTTTATAAAAATAATTTTTTAATTTATTTTTAGTTCCTAATTGAATAAATCTTGAATGTTTATATAATATTATATTTTTCATTTTAATGTTTTTAGTTTCAATATCTAGTCGTTGCACTTTTACTAATCATTTAGATTAGTACTTAGCTCAGGATTGTCCACTTCTGGAGTTTCCCTGAATTCATCCAATTTTAAACGGGCATCGGTAATTAAAAATGTATTTTTATACAATTTATTACTATTTAAATAATAATTAACCGTACTTGCCCCAGTATTAAAAAACTCTTTAAATCTTTTTATTGCTTCAAATTCAATAATTTCACTAGTTTCAATATTATATAAATAAATCTTTTTAAAATTTTTAGTTAATTCTCCTGTTCGTTGTTTCCATTCATTAGGTTTTAATGAATCTTTCAAAACTACCTGATAATTTTTAATTCTTTTAGCATTTCTTCGCATAGAAGATTGAAATTGTTTTTGACTAATTCCAATAAATTCAGATGCTTCTTTATAACTTCTTTTTGAAATTATAAAATTACCTTTTAAATCATAAATATCTACAGCTTTTCTATTGCACGAAAGTTGATTATTGTCGTGCATTTCTTTAACTTTTTTAGAAATTTTAATTTTTTGTTCCTTACTTATAATTTTATTAACTTCTCCTTCACCACGATCATCTAAATTTGTTAAATTATATCCTTTTTCAAGATATTCTTTAATCAGATTTTGTTCGTAAATATGACTTTCTTTCCAACCCATTACTGTTGTAAGTTGTTCTATTGCAGGTTTTGAAGATAAAGATAATAACCAATTATCTTTATGTGTTTTTATTTTATTTGTTTTAGCTTTAGATAGATGACCATTTAATCGTTTATTTAAAAAATTTTTAGTTCTTCCTATATATCC